CTATCTTCTGTACTGGGTCAGATAGTTTACACTGGAGCCTGCGATATTGGAAAATACCCAAATGTATTGACTATCTATATGCACACCCTGAGTAGAACCATTGTATTCTGAGCCATCATCCTTGTAAAAGTGCTTTGTGATTTTTTGAATACTGTAATCACTCATTGACATCTTAAACATTTCATATGGACCTCCAATACCTATATAAAGGGTGTCACCCCAAAAATCAGCACCACCAACCCCATAGTATTTATCAAGTTCAATGTCTTTTGTTTCCAGTGTCACATATTGACCATTAAAATTACCATTGGAATCCTTTAGCAGAAGAACCTTCGTAATTTTCTGGCAACTGTTTGAAATCAGGTAAACTATATTATTACTTCCATAATTAGAATCTCCCCAAACAGCTTGAACCTTAAAACCAATATCAACAGTGTATTTGATACCACAAGTTTCAATTCTTGCAACATCACCAAGCGAAAGAGGATTTTTTACTACTACGAAATAATTTCCATCTGTTTGAATTGAATTAGCTCCATTTCCAAAAATAAGACAATCATTATCTTCGCAATAGTCAACAGTATTCCAATGTCCGAAATCAGTGTCTATGTCACCTATTTTTACAAGAAAACCATCAATTATTTTATATCTGTGTACTGTCGTATAATCTGTAGCAACGCCATCTTCATATATATTTTCAGCAAACCATATTTCATCTTTGATAATAGTAAAATCATTTGCATTAGGTATACTTTTATAAATCGCTTTGACGTTTCCTTTACCTTCAATCTCGGACACGACAGACTCAATCCTTATTTTCGATTCATTAATATATTTTTTTGCAATAAACGATTCCATTTCAACATGAATGTCACCAGCTACTACTCTAGAACACAATAAAATACTTATAGTTCCATCGGGAATTGTTTTTTCATCTAATACAAATTCCACAATATTCACACCACTTCTGTCAACAGTAAGCCCACCAATAAATGATTTGTCACTTGGGATATTGTCTGAATAAAAGCCAATAGCGCATATTCCTTGTTCACAGTATCCTTTATAAGTAATTTTTCTGTATATGTTTTTTAACATATACATTTCCCAATTTGATGATTTTGAAATCACATAATTACTATTGATATAATAACTTCCAACTTTATATTCATCAGAAATCTGTTCGATACAAGATTGAGCGATTGATTTTAATGGTTCATTCTTTTCAATAAGAGCATTCAAATTAATGGATGGATTTAGACTTATCTCTCTTCTTTTTTCATACGGGATATATCTTGTGCTGTCGATTGTATCACCAATAAACAACATAAGATTACTTTTAAACCAGTCGCCAGAAATAGAAATACGTATATATGCTGATTTTTCAACAGCTTTACCAATACCATTGAAGTCATTTAATCTTTCCGATAGCAATGGTTGTCTTTGTGCGTCATATATCATTACAGCTCGTATTGTTGTGGTCAAGCAATTATATTTATTCCAACGTGCAAGTCTATATTCTTCATTTTCAGAAATAGGAATAAACTCGCTTGTATGATAATTAGTGTATGATGTATCTATCGTGCCATCATTTTTTATAATACCAATAATGCAAGCATCTTTATTTAGTTTATTTCGAGATTCTACAATATTAACTGTATATAAATCTTCCTTTAGTTCACTAACTTCTGTATTAGTATTATTAATTTCTGTTTTAGTTGCAAATGTACTATCAACCAATTCTTTAGTATAATAATCCGCTAAATCAGGATTTGAAGTCCCTATCTTAACCCAATTACTATCTTGATAAGTATACATTTCATAAACACCATCAGTAGATGTAGTACCAGTAGATTTTAAATAAATAATATCTGTACTTATATCAGAAGTAGGAAGTTCATTAACTACTGAATATTTAGGCTTAGTTGTACTACTAATTAAGCTATTAGTAGCTTCTTTAGTATAATAATTAGAAGTTAAATTATTATATTCAGTATTTAAACTTTGTAGCAGTATTAGATATTTCTGTATACTTTTTATCAATATCTGTTTTAGTTTCATCAATGGCTATTTTTTCTTGCTTGACAGAATTAGCATTTTCTGAAATTGTTTGTACAGTTTCATTAATATATGTTTTAGTATTAGCTATTTCTGATTTCATAGAAACTATATCAGCTTTATCAGCAGCTACGCTTGTTTTGTCTGTGGCGACCTGTGCGGCTATCTTTTCCATTTCCGCTTTATCGTATAAAATCACCGTTTTATCATCAGTGATATATACGATTGTTCCGTCTTTTATAGTGGATTTATCAACGGCTTCCCACTCGGCTTTTGTACCAATCCACTTTTCGCTTTCAACCTTATTGCCTAATTCGGTAACAGATTTTTTAGCATTAGCCGCCATACCTCTAGCAATAATATCTGTAGCCATAAATCCACCTCCTTAATATGTGATCGTTCCCCAAATTTTGTTTATACCCTTAACGTTCTTAACGGTCACACTATAGTAACCACTAACATCTCCTGCATAAACATTTTCTGTTGTAATCGTATCAACTGTTGAGAAGTCGCTCAGATCGACCATCATAAGCACTTCCTCTGCACCATTCTGAGTCAGTTTTCCTACAACCTGAAAACTGCCAGTTCCCGAAGCCTGTACTTTAAAATCAGCACCAATGCCAACTTTCAGCTCAAAAGCTTTTCCGTTTTCATACAGGTTTCCGTTTGTAGCACAATACGCCATAGTTCATCTTCCTTTCGTATAAATAAAATATAACAAGGGCGAAGCTGTGTTACCTCGCCCTTTAAAAACAAAAATAATTAGTATTATTTAATAGCACTTGCAAGCTTCTTGATAAACTTCTCGCCTGCAATACTATTCTGCTTATAGCCCCACTTTTTCAGCAGAGCATTAACAGCCTTTTCAGTACCCTCACCAAAAATACCATTCTCGTCAAGTGTGACGTTGTGAAGTTTTCTTGCCTTAGCTATGATGAGCATTTCTTTTAGAGCAAGAACACCACTGGTCTTATCACCCTTTTTGTAACCAGACTTTTCAAGTGTTGGAAGTTCATTAGTTTTTTGCTTTTTAAAACCATTAAGACCCTTTTTCTTTATAATTGCGGTAAAATCTTTATAGGCATAATTGCAATCACAGTTTCCATTTACACCTGAAACCGAGCCTTTACTTGTGTACTGCCACATACCATAGCTACCACCGTATGAAGGCTTTGACTTGTCAAATTCGGCAAGCCATACACAATATTTGTTTTTACAATCACTAGGAACTTTACTGTTAAGAAAAGCAGTATAGCTATAAAGCATTACATAATAATTTTTCTTTTCACAATAACCGCAAAAAGCATTAATTATACTACCTATAGTAGAAGCCGATAAATCGCACTGTGTACAATCTTCTATATCAAAAGCAATAGGCATTTCAAAAGTTTTACCCTTGATTGCCTCAAGAAACACCTTGGCTTCTAATTCGGCTTCTGCCTTTGTTAGAGCATATGAATACCAATAAGCACCAACTTTAAGTCCTGCTGATTTTGCCTTTTTGTAATTGGTTTCAAAACATTCGTCTTTCTGATCGATATGTTTGCCGTAGCCTGCGTTTATCATAACAAAGTCATATCCTGCCTTTTTTACTTTGTTAAAATCTACATTAGTACCCTGCCAATGGGAAACATCTATACCTTTTATTGTTGTTGCCATAAAAATTACTTCCTTTCCAATTAATCTTCTTTTACAGGTAGTTTGTTCAATTCGTCCACACAGTTATGTATAAAACTATTGCCACCAATAGACGAATAGCTTTCGTATAGTCTTGCGAGATTTTCTTTTTCATATAGCGAGATACTATTTTCTTTCATTCTTGAATTATAAATCGCTAAAATAGAATTTCTCAGCGTAGCCTGCAAAGCCAAACTTTGTTTTTGCAACTGAGTTTCCATGCTTTGGTTCTGTTCTACCTGTCTTTCCACTAATGCTGTTAATTTATCTATTTTTTTATTTAGATTATCTTTGCCACTTGTTTTTGAAATCCACCCTACAAATCTATTCCTGATTGGTTTAACAATAATTGTTATCAGTGCCAAAATGGTCGTAATGCTTCCACAGTAGGTAGCAATTTCCTTAACTGTGTTCATTTACTCACCGCCACCATTCTTAACCTCGTCAATAAAATCTGTGAGTGATTTATAATTCATATCCTTAACAGCACTTTCAAGCAAGATAACAAGCTCTATATCGGAAATCTTAATGCCCTTTTCTTCAAGCAGGGTAAGCATGGTTTCTTTAGCCTTTTCAAGCTTTTCTGTACCGTGAACGTCTTTATAAATCTGTTCTATGTATTTAACTGTTGTAGCCGCCACATCTTTCTTAATGCTGTCATTTGCGATTTTTGTATACTTCGATTTTACAAAACCGACAATAGCCGTCATAACCGCTGTTAAAATTACAGGTAAATACTCTGTAATCATCTGAGTAATAATCTCTTTCATAACTTTTCCTCCAATAATAAAAGAGGGTTGTTAGCCCTCTTTCTATTTAAGTATTATTTTTATATGTGTTTCATCAATACGTTTGATAACCCTATAACCACTATCTGACTTGGTTGCCACGCCATTCGCACTAGCTGTACAATATCCGTTGATTTTGCACATTCCGTCATCTTGAACTACTAACTGTCCTAATAAACCGACTTTGCTATATTCTTTTCTAGCCCCACGAGGAATATATTCAAGCGCATCGTTATAGTTTTCGTTCAATATAAGATTGTGTGACTCGTCATAAATCAACCGTCCATAAACATCTGTTTTATACTTATCATGCCAATCTAATTCAGCAGAGTTACCAACGATAGATGGATTGGCTGATATAACACCAAGGATATAGTCGCCCTTATTTGCAAGCTTAATTTTATCACCGTCAAGCGTAACAAATAATCCGATCCTATCTTGATTGTCAACATTTCCGTCAAGCCATTCAAAATATTCGGCATAGTCAGCACCAATAGTTTTGTACGCACCGCCAGCATAAACATTGCCAGAAAAATCTACTTGCATTGCAGAATTTTCAAGTGCAGAACCATTTCCTATATTAAATAGTATATCAGCGTTTTCCGAGCTTTTATAAGTTCGTTTTGCATTGACACCTATAATAGTTTGGTTATCCGCTCTGGCACGATTATGTGAACCTGCAATGAAACAATTATCATAATTTATAATTTCGTTATTATATCCAAACACGGCATTGTATTTTGCCATTTGGTCTTTAGTTTTGTCGCCCTTAACAGTATTTAATGTGCCGACTACAATACTATCAGCTACACCCTCGAGCAAATTATTCATACCATTAACATATGTATCACGAGAATTAGAAATAGTATTTTTTGCGCCACTACAATCAATCGCCACACTATATTCAGATGTATTCCACATACCGCTGACGTAATTAGAAAAGCCACCAACGCTAGTGTTGTTAAAGCCTGTTAAGGAATTTAAACTGCTATTTCCACGAGCATGGTTTACCAACATACGCAGTATGCCATTTGTTTTCATTTCTGAAAAATTAATATAGTTATTGCTGTCATAACTATAGTCGTAACAATGGTTTGCTTGACCTTCAACATGGTTATAATCACCATGAGCAATATTTTCAAGATAAATAGTAATCTGCTCTGTTCCATCAGGGCTATAGTATACCAATAAGAATCGCCATAATAATTAAACTTTTCTGAGATGTGTCTACTACCACTACTATCAACGTATTCAACAAATCGTCCTACGCTAGAATTTTGACTTCCTAGAGGTACAGGTTTACCATTCCTAATAGCAATGTAGCCACTGTTTATACCGCCACCACGGAAATATATCCACACACTGTCTCCCATGCTTAAAATCTCACCTGATTTATTCAAGAAAGATTTTTCAGCACCATTATACTCTAATAGCGAAACAACAGCCGTGCAGTTTGTAGAGTCATAGCTTTTAACTGTTCCATAGGTGTAACCAAGTGTTTTTTTATTATCTTGACTTTCCTTAATCAGCTTATTCATTTTAGACATTCTGTACACCGCCTTTACGAATAATCAGCTAAAACCATTTTACAGTTACCCACATAATTAACGCCATTCATTGTGAATTTTACAACAGTTCCGTCAGCAGGAAACACACTGTCTTGACCCATATAAACATAGAATATTCCGTCAGTTTTAGCAGCGTATTGCCCCTCAACTGTGCTATTCAATGGTATATTAAAATCAACTTGTGGTACAAGGTTCGTACCGCCATTGTGCAAACTTTGACTAAACATATTATACAAGCTTGCCATTTTACTTCCTTGATGACCTGAGTTTGACGTTGGTGTAAAGAAACCTGTAATTTCTGTATTGTCAGATAACTTTCTCATTTTTGCAATAGCCCCACCTAATACATAGTCATTATCTCCACTTTTAAACAAAATCAACATTCCCCGACTTGTAGTATACAACATGACACTATCAAACTTGTTATAGGCGAAGCTGACATAATCAGCATATGGTGACGTTTTAGTAGAGTCATATTCACCACATCCAACCCAGTAGCGCGACTTTGCAGGGTCAAACATTATTCTAAAGTACGTTGTATCATCAATCCAAAATGTCAAAGTGTTATAATCGGTGGACTCACTATCAGGATAATTTGTTTCAATTTTACTCCATGTCCATTTGTCTTCAAAAAATGTTTTAAGGTCTGAAAACACGGTTTCTGATGAAGTTTGATTTGGCGCACAAGTATAAGTATTTATCATTAATTATCACCGTCCAATTCTGCATTACCGCTTATTCCAATAGCTCCACGAGCGTTAGTATTTGTTTCGTTCATATCAACAAATTTGATATTATGCTCTATGCAATATTTAACAATAGGTAAACACCTACTATCTGTTACATCTGTTATTCCGTTGCCATAACCAAACATTATACCAACAGTTACATTGTCAAATGCACTTAAATCATTTATAGACGTATCGGTATATTTTCCTAAACTTTCATCATATTCGCTATGAAAAATAACTTGATCTATACTTGTGCTCTTAATGGCATTTTGATTAATCGTAAACAAACTTTCGGGAAACGAAATACTTGTCATAGAACTCTGTTGAAATGCGTTGCTCATTATTTCTGTAGTTCCATTTGCCACAACAACATTACTGCCGTACCACGAGGATGCAGGAGCACGGCAAAACTTATTATCTTGATATAAACAATTATTGACTACCCGAAAATGAGTATTGGCACTATTAACATTAAAAGTGTTTAACAGAGGACAATTATTAAAGCCTGTAAAACTCTCCAATGACTTACCTATAGAAACGGTTGTCAGTGACGGGCAATTATTTACACCGGACACAGAGATGGCAGTATTAGGAATATAAAACGTTGTTATCGCATTACCATTAAGTCCACCTATCTCAGTTACCTTTCCGTCACTCATAAATGATAGGCTTCTAAGTTTAGGACAATCGTTAAAACCATTCATCTTTTCACATGAACTTTCAATTCTTAATGTTGTCAGATTGGGCATATCGTTACAACCCTCAACGTCAACCACATAGCCTGTAGTCGCTGAAGTTAATGATACTAGATTATTCATGCAGTTCTCAGGTATAGCTTTTAAACTTGTACTATTTGTCATTGGCAATTTTGTCATATTAGGCATATTGCAAAACGATCCGCTTTCAAGTGTGATACCATTGCTGTCGGTCACATTGCCATAAATTACAACATTAATCGTATTACCACTATAGCCATTAAAAGCGTTTTTAGGTATTTTGGTAGTACAATTACCCGATTGAAAGTCTAAACTCAGATTTATGTTTGCCGATGTATTACTTGCAAAACCGTCTGTATCGTTAATGTTAGTAGATCGCCCAATTTGTATACTTTGAAGACCAGATAAATCTCCCTCTATACCTTTACCCATAAGATAAAATCTTCCCTGCACTGTTGCAGGATAAATAACTAAACCTGTTGTTTCTTTGTTTACATACACTACGCATTTATTTGTAGTTGCCGCTTTGATGTTTAAGTTTCCAACAACATGACTTCCTTTTAGTATCTCGTTTTGTTTTATTTCTTCGATACCTGTTTGTCTATCAACTGAAACCATTGGTACGAAATTCAAGGTGTAAGGTAGTTCCAAACCGTTAACGAATGTGCTATTAGCAAGAAACGATTCGGGGTGTGAAATATCACAGTATGCTGTAGGAAATTTAATATTAGCAAGTTTTTTACAACCTGACAACACACCCTTACTGGTCAAAATGTTTGTAAGATTAGTAGGAAAAACAAAGTCTGTCATATTCTCAAATCTGTTTCCCATAGGCGAAGTGAGGTAAGTGGCTTTTACTTTGGAGCAATCTATCTTTGTAGTTGTTTTTTTATCAAAAGCATTGTCAAAGTTAGTTAAATCATCACTCTCAGACACAATAGTTGTATCGTGTGTACCCAAAGAATAATTCTTTTTAAATGTTGAAATTGCTTTTGTGTTACGTCTAACTACTTCGTTATCATCATAACGTATCAAGCAACGTGACGGTGACATAGATTGAAATTCTACCGTACTATTTGCCGACAATGTATTGGTAACTGTAACTTCATTTCCTGTTATCCATTGAGCTATCAGTGTTGTGTTGTTATTTGGTACAGTGTACACGTCACCATAATTGTATTTATTGCCTTGATTATCCGTCCACGCAAATAATTTATTCTCGTTATACATATCCCCACCTTGTAAAACGACTTGTTTATTAGGGGCTTGGCTGATACTCTTATAAGTGATAGTATTACCGTCTTTGTCCTTGCCACCATTCGTATTGTAAGATATTGCCACTGTATCACTCGAATTTTCACAGTAAATCGAAATGCAATCTGTATCAAATGGTAGCCATTGCAGATTAGTGGCTTCAATACTCATTTCAGAAGCCGATAAAGGCATTGTAATAGAGTTTACGATAAATAACTGTTTGTCAAAATTATAATAATCATTGCTAACCCTAACGGTATTATCAACATTCAAATGTGGAGTGATCGGCAGATTATAACTAATACCTGTACTCATGCAAGTATGTTGCAATAACATATATTCGGCTTGTTGTCTACACTTTTCCTCTCCGCTTTCTTCACTTGTATCTCCTAGGGGTATATAATAAGTACCACCGTCCAAACCCTTATAACCAACGGCATTTATATTTACAGGTGATTGTGGGTTTTCATTTTTAGCTGTGTACGAATAAATTTCACCATTTGTATTGTCTGTTGTAACTGTGATAATGTTTACACCGTCATAATTATAAGTATAATTAATATCCGTTTCTGTAATTTCGGTTTCACTCAATTCAAATTGTGGTGACAGATGACGATACCAAGAAGGTAAATTATAGTTGAAAACTCTTTCCATTCTCAATCTACCATTAACATCGTAATAAATGTTAGCACCATACATTTCGGCAATCTTGTCGAAAATCTCACCAAGATAACCGCCCTCATCAATTACAATATCGTCATACAGAGTTACATTATAGAAAATAGGGTCAATAATAGGCTCAACAGGGTCGAGAGGTATATTATTACCCAAATCAAGCATAAGCGTGTCCTTAATTAAAGTCACAATATTCGTTCCTTTTTTAGAATTAGTTACACTAGCCTGATACTCGACAAGACACATTCTAGCATTTAATGTTCCGTCAAGAAAACCATATTTATCAACACCCTCAACAATCAATCGTCTACCATTAGAGTTTGCTGACTTTGTAACAAAAACACCTTGCGGAAACCAATAAATATTCTCATCAACTTGCAACCCAATAAAGATTTTGAATTTTCGATTGTACCAAAATGGACTATTTTTTTGAGGTATGTATTTGCCACTTCTATCAATAATAGATAAAGAGCAAGACCTACGACAGCCTTGCTCTTTATTAATCGTTATTGAACCATCTGTAGAAGATAGGTCACTTGTTATTTCGCCAATAGCACCTTCATAGTGTGATAAAATTTCCATTTTGACATACATTTTTCGCATTGGCTTATGTAACTCGGCAAGATAAGCATTGTCTATTTTACTATAATAATCCATAATACTTTCCTACCTCCTATCTAATAATTATTACATCGTTTATATCTTCAACTTCAATCCAATCATACTTAATATTAGTCAGCCCTAATACACTTGTGCTATCATAAATTCTAGTAGGGTTATCTGAGATATTTATAATCCAAACATCGCCCTTATGAGATTTTAACATAAAATCATTCTTGCCTTTAATAAATTTAGTCCATGCTTTTACTCTGTCAATATTATCGACTATTTGACCGTCAGGACAATTAATTGTCAAAAGGTCAGCAGAGAAAGAACCACTCTCATAATCTGTTACTGTTCTAGTTGTTTTTGGCTTAATACCTGTTCCTGTGTGTACTGCAAGACCAATATTTGATGTAATATCATTATCGGTCATACCTGTTATAAACTCCCAACACTCAGAAATAGCATAATACTTTTTGTTATATTTTGTACCCAAATCGGTTAAAGAGTATATAAACCAACCGTCCTTGTCTACCGATACTTGCTCTGATTTATATGGTTTGTAATCTCCATAGCAAATATAATATTCATAAGTCTGCTTATTACCAACTGTTGTGTCAAAAAAGCTCTTTGTATTAGTAGTACCAAGAAAAACATAATCTTCTTCATTCACATTACGTCTAAAAATCTTTGCAGTACCACTAAGAGTTGTGTTCCATGACAGCATTGCTATACGATTATTAATTATTAGACAATTAAAGTTGTTTACTAAATTACCTAACTCGTTGCCTTGGAACGATACTCTTTTGCTAAAATGATACATTTTATCGTCGAGTGTCATAATCTCACTAACAACACAATATGAATTTCCTGCTTGCATAGCATAGAAATCATAGTTGAGTCTGAAATTATAAATTGCAGGACTTTCATCAATCAATTTCTGTGTTCCACTATAAACAGTAAACTTTGCACCTTTCACAAACTGGGTATTTGCAGGGCAATAAATTATAGCCATTCCAGTAGCAGTATTGTAGTTAGAAATAAAACCATTAATACCCTCGGTAACATGACCCTCTGTTCCACTAGTCTCTACTTCTATAGTAATACACTTATTTACTATATTTTTACCTATACTTTTACCAAGATTGACCTGAGTTGTATCATTTGTGCTGTCCTGAATAGTTCCATCATAGACTACATTTGAATTAATTATCTGATACAAATAATACTTATAATACTTCAATCCGACATGATTAGGGTGAGTGTACGTTGTTTCACAATGTATTGGTCTAGTAGAATTGTTTTCATCTACTTCAGCCGTAACAATACAATCAGGGTCATTTCTGCATTTTACATAGTGCGGTTTATCTATAAAGTAATTAGTAAATATCCTAAATTCAGTACCTACTGTTGGTGTATTTGTAAAAGCAGATTTCAATGTAACCATGCCTGTTTTGTAGTCATACTTTTCAATAAACCTACGTTCCTCACCTATCTCCATGTATGCACCACCAACTAAATAATTTGAGCCGTCAGCACGTTCATAATAATAAGCGTCTTTCAAATTGCCTATTTCCTTGTTTATATAAAATGATGTTGAAGAACCTGCTCTCTGAACTTTTCCACGGCAGAAATACATATCATACAAACCAACACCATCTCCATATTGAGTGTCGTCAGCTATAGTTGTAGGGTCTGTTTGAAAAAGAATGTATTGATATTGGTAATCATGACCGTTCTCAGCAATATCGTTAAAAACTAACTCATTGACACCAACTTTATCACCATTGTAAAAGATGTTTATGTCACCACCCTTTGGAAAATAAGAGTGATTAACCTCACCTGTTTTAAGGTTTGTGTACTCGCACAATGCCCAACGCATAGCCGAACCTGCCGTACAATTAAACTGATAGCTGAAATGCGGCGCACGATCATATTCACCATTTGTGTCCTTATGTTTATCTATCTTTACAACCTCATCATCAGGAAATACCAATGTAGGAGTCATAATCATTTTTTTCACCTCTCTTATTTTCCAAAAGATAAGAGCCACTAAATAATTAATGGCTCTTTATTACTTTTGCATTTATTTAATAATTTTTGCCAACTATTCTATCCAAATCAGCCTGTTGCAGATAGGTGTTCATTTGTTCCAAAAATGTTGTGCCGTCTGTTGTGTTAACAGTATCGATCTGAAATACGATAGTCTTATTGTTTGTGTCATTTCTATTTTGAATATTGTTTGGCGAGGACATTTTTGTCCTTACCAAATCTGTTATGCCGTTATAAATCTTGTCTCCAATATAATTGACAAGGTTATCTGTATTAGCCACAAGGTTGTATAGCTTTCTGCCTTGCTCTGAATTGAAGATAGTTTCAACTGCATTTGGCTTTCCATGAAGTTGAGCAAGTCCTGTATAATCATCAATACCACCTGAACGATATGGTTTAATAATGTTAAACTTACTCTTTAAAGCGTTAAGAATAGCTGTTAATGCACCCTTGTTCTTACCAAGCATAGGATTAGCCAAGAGTTCTGATGAAACCATTTTGCCGTACAGTTCAGATTTTAACTGTTCTGCTTGTGCCTCATCAAGCCCTGTTCCAACAGTTTCACCGTCATATTGAACAAGATACAAACCATTCGATTTAGCACCCTCAACAGAAATATCAGAATAGTCAAGAGCTTCCCTAGCACGTTTTTTACAATCCTCTAAGAACTTAGTCCTACCTTCCATAGTCTGCATTTCTTTTTCAGAAACATCTGTCAACTGTTTTATGTAGTCTTTGTTCTTATTTGTAATATCTGTAACATACTTTGATAAAGCTTCTTTTTCTTTCTTGTATGCCTCAATTTCTTTGCTTTTAGCCGTTATCTCTTTGTCAACGCTCTCAATTTCCTTTTCAACCTGATCTGATAGTTGAGAACGATAAGATTGATATTTGCTTGCAAAGTCATTAAGAATATTTGTGTCTTGCTGTGCTATTTTGTCCGTCCAATTAACACCTAAAATATCTTTGGCAAGCTGTTCATTTTCTGTATTAGTAGAGCTGTTGATAAGGTCTTGCCACTGTTGTTTATACTTATCCCACAATGAAGTTTCCTTATCACGCTGCTTTTCAAGGTCAGATACACGTTTATCAGCACTAGCCTGTTCATATTCCTGCTGTGCCTTGTTTACTTCCTCGGTATTGGTTTCCAAATGCCAACCACTAGCTTCAGAATAAACATTTACCTTTTTCTTTTTAGCATTTTCAAGATTATTTAGCTTTTCCTGTAAGTCAATAGTATCTTGCTTTTCTTCATTAACAGCTTTAATGGCATCAATTTCAGCATTATATCTGTCCTCAATAGCTGATTTCTGCTCGTCAATATAAGACTCTACTGTGTTTGCAACAGTTTCATACTGAGAAATAATATTATCAAGTTGAGTTTTTTGTTCTGTAAGAATATTCTTTTGTTCTTCGAGAACATCTTTCTCGTCCTCGGCTTTATCTATAAGATCATCAAACGTTTCCTCATAAATTTTCTCAATATCGTCTACAGACAGTTTAACTTCAGAAATAGAAGAAGCTATCTCTCCGAGTTTTTCAAGGCTTGAAATAAGACCTTCCACATTAGCCTTATCATTACCATTTGGCAAACTGTTTGATAGTTCTTTTAATCTGTCTGTTAATTCTTTAGGGTTTTGTCTTATAAGTTTCTTAACTTCTTCTGTCAGCTTTTCCGTGTTGTCTGAGAATTTAGCCAAGTCAGGATATGACTTGAACAGTTCGACCAAATCACTATCAGAAATACTTCCGTCTTGCAGACTTGTTAAGGTATCTTTTAGTGATTTTGCTTTATTCTGAACTTCGTCAATATCGTCCGTCCACTCAGAAATATCAAAAGTCTCTGTTGTTAATTTTGCAGGCAAAGTTTCAAAGAAAGTATTAACATAGTCAATTAAATCCTCATCACCATTAGCCAAGTCAGTTAATTTGTCCTTGTATTGCTGAGTTAAATCGTAAAGCCTATCAACATCATCAATGTTTTTGGTTTCTATAGCATGACTATAACTTTCAGTAGCTTTCTGAGCTTCATCAAATGCTTTACTAAATTCTTCACTTATGTTATAGTTTTCAAGTGTTTTCTGAATTTCGTTGTATTTATCAACGGCATTGGAAAGTTTATCATATTCCTCTGTTGTAGTGGCAATTTCTTTTTGCAAGTCAGCCAACCACTTGTTACGATTATCGTCTTTTGAAATATTAGCCCATTTCTCAGATAATTCATCATAAACTTTTTGCATAGTATCAATACGTTCTTGCATTGTGCCTGCAAAGTATAATGTATCATCATCGTAGCCACTCATACCAACGTTATTGTATTTTTTAAGTATTTCGGCTACTTCTTTGTAATCGCCCCAATCGCCATAATCACGAGAACCAACCTTGTTTATGTCTGCATTACTGTTGTATTTTCCAAATAACGTATCGGGAACATACGCTTGACCTACTCTACCGCCATTAGAACCGAAAGAACTTCCCTCTTTTAACTTTTTTTGAGCCAAGGCGTAAGCCTCGGCAATACTTAGCTTCCTATCTTCATCATCAGGATCAGTAATATCTGACTCTTGATAAAGTTCACTCTCAGCCTTTTCTTTTTTCCATTCTTTGATTTTCTTAATATTTTCAGACATTTTGCCATTAAGTAGATCAAGGCTCTTAGCTTCATTGCCATACTTATCAATTAAGTTGTCCTGAATAGTATTCAAATCGTCCTTAACAGTTGACAAGTCATCTGTTGTCGCAACCAAAGTTACATAACGATTTACTAATTCGTTTACTGACTTGTTTTCTTCATCTAATTTGTCAATAGAGTCAGAGAAACTACTTGTGAACTGAGCTAAACTTTCTTTTGCATTATCTGCACCATTGACAATATTATCAAAAAGTGTTATAATCTTATCAATAGCCAAACCTATGAGCAGACCGACCGCCATGTTGCCAACAGTTGACAATATTTTCATGCCAGCGGCAGCAAGTTTGGAAGAAGTTGCAACACCCTTTAAAGAAGCGGATAATATTTCTTCTGATACTGCTGCACCATTAGCACTTCTAGCAACATTGAGAGTTGTTTCGGAACAGCCTTTCAAAGCTATTGACTCAGCTTCAGCTACAGATTTACCCTGTGTCAAAAGGTTATTAAACTGACGGACATTTGCCACTTCATTTGTAGGAATTAAAGTTATATCCGATTTATTATGAAGTAAGTTCTTTAAATCTGAAAGTTGTGTTATAGTCTTGCCTAATATGCTAATATTAGTCTTGCCACTGCTCTCGTTTTCAACTGTTTTAAAGACCTTAACAGTTAATTATTTATAGTTTTGATATAAATTTAAAGGAGAATAGCTATGACAAATAATCAAGAAAACACAAATAATTTAGCTAACGAAAATACCTCATCTACTAATAATGAAACTACCGAGCAAGTTCATTATTCCATTGGTAGAATTGTATTTGTCATTATATTTTTATTTTTTGCCATTTGGGGGCTAATTGACAAAATATCCGACATTTCACACTACGAAAAAGACTACAGCCAAGAAGCCTACACAGCGGCTAAATTCTATGTAAACAAACAGTTAAAAGCCCCTGCCACGGCAGATTATCCAATGTATGATAAAAACTTTATTACACATCATAATGATAGCTATACCGTATCATCTTATGTGGACGCTGAAAATAGTTTTGGTGTTAAGGGCAGATTGTACTATACTGTCACTATGGAACGTGACGGCAAGGATTGGACTAACGTAAATGTTAATTTGAGGGAATAGATAATGAGTATGAGTGTACGCAAGTGTACAAATGGGCGAAAGTTTATAATGTGTGTTTAGGTATAACAAAAGCTCCGATATTCTCGGAGCTTTATTTATGCTGTATTCTATTTGTTTTTTGCCTTTAATGTTTTTTCAATTTTTAGCACGTCTGGAAATATCAAATGTGAATTTTTATTATGTACTAAAGCAGACACCTTTGTAGCCTTAGACACTATTCTTTTATATGTCATATAATCAATGGCTACTGGTACACCTAAATGTTGATATTCGTCCTTTACATAGTCATCAGTGACAGGACACATATTTTGAATTAAAAACGCTCTTTCTGCACCAAGCACTTCCCCAAAATCAATGGTATCGCATTTCCCATTCTTGTCAATCTTCTTATCATATATTTTTCTATATTTCTCAACTTGCGAAGATATTGGAATAGCCCAATAAATACCGTTATCAGATGTGTTTATACAACAATAGCAAGGGCGACCATGTACTTCACCATCAACAGTTTCATGATTGCTCATAAGCTTATCGTCATTGAAATCTTGATAATATTGATTGTCCAAAAAATAAAAATGTCCAACTTCCATTAATTTATGCCCCTCAAAACAAATAGTCCCGCTCTAGGCGAGACTATATTTGAACTAGACTATTTATTAGTCGCATATCTAGCAGCGACAAACATTTGAACTAGACTATTTATTAGTCGCATATCTAGCAGCGACAAACATTTGAAGTGTTCAATCTCTTGAATCATTTCTTTACTATATTATATGACATTAACGACAAAAAATCAATATACAATATGTACAAAGTTTCAAGCTAAAAATTAGTGAAAATGTCAATAACAAAAGACCCTAGAGAAAATCTAGGGTCTTATTCTATGTCTATTCATTTGCTGCGTTCAGTAACTCGTTGTCACCCTTGCCGTTTTCCATTTTAACCTGATCTGACTCAAGCAAAAACTGAACATAATTTTCAAGAATAATATCAATATCATCTTTATGTAGTTCACCAATTTTTCTTCGGAACTTACTGTTATCCAACGATACGGTTTTGGAAATTCGTGCTACAGACTCATGCTTTAATCCTGCCTCTTGCCAATGAGTAATAGGTACATCATATTTATCGGCTTCTCTCACTTCATGACTTGTCACTTTAATTGACAGTACACACAAAGGTTGCACACTCAATATAATAACAGGTCTATCCTTTGAGATATTTTTATCTTCAAAGGGAAAATTAGCGTACCACAACTCCCATTGTTTCTTCGCCATTTATGTCACTTCCTATCGTCATCGATTTTTGCATAATTATCGTAGATTTTATCATTCCACTCATCATCTTTGTTTATTGTCGGATTGTGCGGTACATTACTCAGTATAAAATCTAAATTGGCTGTAATAAATTGATTAAATTCCTCAACTGACATCTTAGTATTCTGTACATTTATTGTTTTAGCCATAAACCTCACCTCTAAATTTTGAAATAATTTTATACCTTTGTGTATGGTTGTTGATTAAAAATGAAACTTTTATAGTTTAGCCTTCAAGTGATTTCCTAATATCTTCTCCCCATGGCTGTCCGTTAAAAGTCGAATGTTTCATCATCTCTCTTGCCTGTTTTTTTATTTTTGAAATAACTGCTGCGGAGGACTTGGAATTAATAAATTCGTCCGCTTTATCTTCTCTAACAACGAAGGCAAGATTTACAGGTTTACTCATAACTGCCATATCTATCAACTCCTGCTACTTTTTACGTACATTCTTTTTGTTGTTAGTTTCTCCCATGCGGTATCACCTCTATTACATTATAGGAGTGAACACCTAAAATATGCGTATAAATAATAAATTATGCGTGATCCTAATAAATTATGCGTTTAACGCATATTTCTATTATCAGTATACCCATTTTGGGAACTAATGTCAAGCCATATATTGGTTGCATTAACAAACATTATGTAAATATAAATGTAAAATTTTTATGAACATATAAATTTAGTGTTGACATACGCAAATGAATAGTGTAAAATAAATCACTATGCAAAATGATTAATAACAGTTTTATCCCACCCTTACTGTTAAAGGGCAAAACTAAATAAATGAGGGATAATTCATTTTTGGAACGCTATAGGTGTTACCTATAGTTGGAGTACACCTTTATCTTGCCACAAGATAGTTACCGTCTACTCTCTGAACCTAGTCCGTATCTCTCGATAGGGGTTGGCTGCTGACCTGACATTGTTAATAACACTTAGCACCTATTATAATAGTATAATAGGCTTTTATCTCAGCTTATGTCATCTTTGCTATTGTTTCCGAGTTTCCTCACTCTTATAGTACCATTGCTATAAGTAGTTGCAAAGCTTTAGCCGTTCCCAGCAATTTGGCAACCTTATTTTAAAACGTGTGTGACCTATGCACATATAGTTTGTGGCTGTGCATAAGTTGGCATCTTTAATAATTGTTTACCTACGTTTTTGAATGATAATCCTGCCATAACAGCAGGAATAAGTGTTTCTAAAACACCGAATTTACTAATAAGATTATCAAGAACATCAATAATTTGTGTTCCACTGGTGATACCGAATTTAACCAAATCACCATTAATCAGAGTAGCCGACAAATTTTCGATACTTGTCTGAAAACCTTGCACTCTTCCTTGGATAGAATCAAGGTATTTTTCATACTCTGACATAGCAGACCCAGCAGAGCCTATTGAGTCATTAACAATTTTATCCGCTTGACTCATGTTCGTAAGCAATGCAGTAATTGTATTGCCTCTTTGCTTCAATTATATTAAAGTAAGTCGCAAATTTACTTATATGTTATATAACATATCCTATGCTTTCACATAGAGCTTAGACTATTTCTTAATCACGTCATTTATGACAGCAATTATACCTTTTCCATTTAAGGGTTATTCTCCCACTCCATTTGCGATTGAGCCGTACTTCTTTTGTTGCAACTATTCAGGATTTCCACCTTTATTTTATTGTTGCAACCCCATATGGGGAATAGTCGTTGAACTTTTACCCTCGACTTAAACTGTCCTATGATCTAGGATCACGTTAGGGTACTTAGCTGCATGAACAGAGATTGTTACTGTACTTAGGCTTTTGACCTTATACAATCCTTACGTTATTTCTGCTTTCGCACCGTCATAATGTAATTTCTTCATTATTGTGGTGTAAGGCTTTACTCATTACCTGCAATTAAATATATTCTTTATGCACATTTCTGTACATTCAGGTAAACTCTACCTGCGATTTTCTCTATAATAGCGGCTTTTGATGTATCAGTAAGATCGTTCCAAACATTGGCGATACCTTTCATAATTTCATAGGTACTCTTAAAGTTCTGAGAGTCCTTCATTATATCAAAGCCACCTGTGCCATTTACGTTAGTAAGAGCTTTAATATCTTCCCTCAGTTTTGAGGTTGATACCGCCATGCCCTCTGTTGACTCGCCTGCATCTTCAAGTTCTGTTTTTGCTCCACGAAGTCGCATTGACAGAACTTTCAAACTATTTCCCGCTTCGGCTGCGTCTCCAGTTATTTCTGTAATGGCTGTACCCATTGCTATTGCCTGATCTAATGTATTTCCTGCTACGCTCAGTGAAGATACTGACCTTGACAACATATCACCAATATCACTTGCTGAAACAGCATATTTGTTTGATATTGCGTTAAACTTATCAACAATATTGATAGACTCGTCAACTGTCATGTTATAGCTTTTCATAACTGTTGTTAGGTCTTGTACTGCTGTTGCGTTATCTACTTCACCAACAACTGAATAAATACCTGAGTTTGTGGCAAGTGTTTCAGCTTCATCTAAACTATAGCCACGTTTGCCCCATTCTGCGGTTTGAGAAATAAGATCAGATAAATCAATCTTTAAATCTTTAGCCTTTTGACCTATGTTATCAAAGAACTCATCGTATTGCTGATTTGTGTTATCAGTAACCTTACGCAATTCTGTCATAGCTGTATCAATATCTACAACATTGTTATAGAACTTAACAGCTTCTCTTGATACACCTGAAATCACAGTAGTTAAACTCATCCAGCTTGTGAACTTTAAAGCATCCTCTTTAATCTTATCAAAAAAGCTTAAACCATTCACACCTGCTGCCTGTGCTTCAGAACTCATTGTCCTAAAACTACGATTGATTTTATCAACATTGGCTTTCAAATCGCTCGCAGTTAAATCACTGGCATTCAGCAACTTTTTGAGTGAAGCTATCATATTATCAGTTTCACCTGATATGTACCACCATTAAAAGTATTCTTGCTCATGGCTTTAGTATTAGCCTGTTGCCATGTCTGAATTGTGTATATCAACTTTTTAATGTTCTGCTTTGTAGCTTCTATACTCTGTTGTGATTTGTTGCTAGAAAAACTAGCCTTATAGGCTACATCTGCCCTCTTTAACTCATTTGTTAATTCATTGAGTTTAATACGATATTCGTCTAATGCTTTAGGATCGCCACCCACATTAGATAAACTTGTTTTTAACTCATTAAACTTTTCTTGAAATTCTCCATTAAAAATAGGCGACTCTTTCCACTTTGTTTCTAAAGTGGTGAGATTTTGCGTAAGTCTAGCTACATTATTTTCTGTTTTAGTAGAGGTAGCTGACGATTTATCAGCAGAACGAGAATTGGCTAATCTAAGTTCTTCCCTACCAATGTTTATTAATTCATTCTTTTGTCTTTCAAGTTCTTCTGTAATCAGTTTCTTCTTTTTAAGCTGCTTCTCGTCATAAGAAACTCTGCTCTCAAGATTTTTAATCTGTCTTTTTAGCTCAACATTTTCTTGCTCGCCAGCATTGACCTGTTGCTTTTTAAGTTTATTAATCTGTTTGATCTCACTAAACATCTTATTGTAATAATGAGCTTGCTGTTGTGCCTCAGAATTATCAGATTTTTCAAGTAACTGTAAACTCTTTATTTCTGTTTCTGCTTTTTTAACCGAAACAACTAACTCACGATATTCTTCAGACCATTGTTTGTTACGTCCAAAATTCTCCTCGGTATCTTTTACCTTAGTTAATTGAGTGTCTAAGCCTTGAATTAAATCCACAATTTCTTGTGGCTGATTTTTCAGCTTAGAAAAGTTATTTGAAATTTCTTGTATTGTGGCAGGCATTTTTGCCAAAGTGTTTTCAGCATTTGTTACTTTATTAAACGAACTTGAAGTAGTATCAAGATTTTGCTTAATCTCGTTTGCAGTAGTCTTGAGAGTGTTAAACAAACTATCAACTTCCGCAACTGAGCCACCTTTACCAAGGTTGTTAATAGCATTATTAACATCTGCGATTTCCTTGGTAAGTCCTGTCTCAATGCCCGAATTTGATGACTTAAACTCGGAAAGAAGTGTTGTGTATTTTGACTTAGCCTTATCAATATCCGCAATCAGCTTTAAGATACCCTTTTCAGAACTGCTACCCGATAGATAGTCAAATGACCCATTTGTTTCGTTCAGAGCATATTTCAATTTTTCAACTTGACCTGTTAAGCTTGTAACATCTGCCGCAATTTGAGTGACTTCACCCGAACTATCTTTAGTCCATGAAAATGTCGGATTGCCAAACTGACTCAAAACTTTTCTTGCATTTTCAATAGTTTTAACAATATCTATCTGTCCGTCTTTATTAAAACCTGCCTTGAAAGTTTCTGCAAGAGTTGTGTCAATATTCTGTATCTCATGCTTTATATTTTTAACAGAGCTAGTTACCTGTTTTTCAGCAACCTTTATACTATTCTGAATAGAGGTCACATTTAAACCACCAATATCTATTTTTAGATTTTTGCTGATTGTAGCAAGTTGAGATTGAATCTTCTTTTGTGTTTTATTCAAGTCCAACTCACCAATGATTTTAGCATGAGCCTTATTATCATTTGCAAGTACATTATTTAATTTGGGTATATCGTCCTTAACTTTACTTGTGTCAAGTTCCACAGGAACTCGTATTTTTAAATCATCTGCCATTTCACTTCACCTCTATTCCTTGTCTTTTAAGTCCTTGCCTTAAAGCTATAACGTGATATTTATTATCACTTAAATCCTCTTTTGTGTTATATACAAATGGTCTAGCAACACCATGATACGTCCAATTTCCAAAATCGTACCCCCAACCAGTTTCAATGATAGGTGCTAATTCTTGACCTGCATTATCTGACTTAATCATTTTCCCCTGTACAAAAATATAAGGGTTAGCCATTGTGTTGTTTTCAACAACTAAAGTGTCACCTCGATAGAAGAATTAATATTATTAATATCCATTAAACCACCATTATCATATCGTCTTACATATTCATGTGGTACATAACTATCGTAAACATCTCTTTCAATATGATCTAGCATAACAGTGGTGACAACCTCGGCAACATCTGTAAGCAAAGCGTAATCAATTCTTGCTCTTAGTTCTCGCTCTAGTTCTTTAAGGTTTTTTACAACCATTTATTTCTCACCACGCAACCACTTTACAACAAGTTTTAAATCCTCGTCAGCTTGCTCCTGAGAAACTTTACTATGTGTTTCTATCGTAACTTTATCACCGTTTTTCAAACCAAGGCTACAAAGACCTATAATTGATTTACCATTGACCGTTCTATCTGTTGTCAGATTAACCACAGAGGGACGTACCTGTGTAAAATACACAAACCTATGAATATTCCTAGCATTAGGAACTACCCCAAGTGTTATTTCCTGTTCTGCAAAGAACATATTAGTCACCGTCCTTGTTGTTTGAAATTACAATTTTATTTGCCATGTCATTACTATCTTTAAGTGTTTTGAACACTTCGTTTAAGCTTTCAGTATCAATATCTTTCGTAGTAACACTAATCTGTTCTATCATTTCTTTCGCCTTATTTGCAAGTTCTGTTATAGCTATGTTTGCCATACTCATAACCTTTTCAGCCGCCTTATATCTAACGCTCATATCAATACCGTTGTCAATAGCTGCATTAATCATGCTATACTGTGCGTCATCAATCGACTCCCAATCAATATTATTACATTCCCTATCCAGTTCTCCACTATCATAAATCTCTGCAATATCATCTGATGAAAATTTATGTTCTCCGTAAAGAGTGATAATGTAATATTTACGCAAAATTTCTTCATATCCTGCTCCGTACTCAACTGTACCCTTGACTACATTATTTATAAATGCCTGCATTTCCGCAAAACTAAGCTTATTTTTCATTCAACTTTCCTCCATCTTCTTGCGTTTCTTTTCTTCATTTCTAAGTTTTTTACATTTGTCGTAGTCAATCCACCCACCAAATTTTTTAACATAAGTAATCCACTTATATGTAATGTCTGGATAACAATACCAAAACAATTTACGTTTAAGTATTGCCACTGAGTCTGGTATACCTTTTGTGTCTATAACTTCAGTGACACCATCTTTATAAGTAACCACGAAATCAGCGACATATTTAATTGGCAATACAGTTTTGCCATCGTGAACGAACTTCGGTTGCAGTTCATATGGTTTCTGTAACTCATACGAAATCACTTCACCGCTTTCCACTAAAGGACAAAGTACGTCACGATAATATTTCATTTCTAACACTGAGTCAAAAATAATACCATTATAACTACGTTTTGATTTGTCTTTATCTACATTAAACTTACTTCTATCTGTCATTTCTACCTCTTTATAAAAAAAATAAGGGCGGTCAATACTTATCATAATAACCGCCCTTTCTATTTTATTTAGTTTTTTTATTTATTGTACTATTTTTAAGGTTTGTAATATCAGCCAAAACATTATAGACCGACTCTTTATAATCTTTCTTTTTTAATGTTTCGGAAGTAATACCAATATTGGCAAGAAGTTTTCTTGCTTCAACCTTGGAAATGACTTCGTGCATATATTCTTCTATGATTAAATATAATTGATAACAAGATGGTGTGTCCACATATCTCCTCCAACTATTTATTTTATCACATTTATTACACGCATAATATCCATTACCACAAATAATACATTCATGGTTGTTTTCCATAAATTAATCCTCTGGAATAACAAATCTCAGAAGCTGACCCTCGTCACTACAATAGTCCTTCAGAGAGTCAATAGTAAATGGGAAGTCGCCTGTTTTGTCAAGCGGTATCTGAGTCTCAGGAGAAAGCTGTGAAGATGCCACGACAACCCAACCATGATATTCAATATTTTTATCACAAATATCTGTAAAGATTGATTCAAGCCAAAATTCACCTGATTTTGGCATATCATTCGTACTCTTTGTAATGTCAACTGCATTTTCAGACTCATATGTATAATATACCTGAATAGTCATTCCTTCCTTGATAGCAGTATCTGTCGGAAGTGTAATTTCTTTCTTAGCCGCATCAAGTGAAAATTCCTTTTCTGAATTTACCGCTGCATATTTGTAAGAAGCAACCTGTTCCTTCCTTTCATTGAGCAGATAAATGAATGATATTCCACCCACAGGAACTTTACTCAGAGTAATCTTTGTTATGTCGCTACCCACCTTAATCTTCTCTCTTTTAGGAATGAGAATTTTGTTAGTAGAACTTGCAACGTTCTTTTCTGTACCCCACTGAGCAGCAAGAAGTGACAGCGTAAGGAACGATGTATTACCTGTAATCTGAACTGTATCAGCGTCATAGTATTTTGCAATTACAGCACCTGTTGCATCTGTCTTATCCTGTGAAGTAGCATTGGTCTGAATGTTTACATCTTTCAAATCTTCAAGAGTCCAAAACAGCACTCCGTCAGTAGGCGAAAACATCTGACCTGAAATAGCTTGTTTAAAAAGCAATTTGTCTGGATTAAACATATTATTTCCTCCTTTATTTCTATTGTTTCCGTTACCATGTACGGAAACAATTTAATTCTTCTTTATTTTTAATGTCCTTATAATAAATAGTACCGCTATACAAACCTGTGGTAAGCTTCTGTGCTTGATTTATGATTTGATTTCTTAAAAGACAATCATAAAAAACATTAATAGGTAACGACCAAACCGTGTCCCAGTTGTATTTAAACCCTTCAATATTTGTTAATGTTGAAATATATGGCAACAAAATAGAGCGAAATTCTTTTTCTTGACACTCACCCCTAGCTAATTGTCTTTCAAGCTTGTCTAATTCATATTGTAATCTCCATTTTCGGGTGTGTTCATTTCCATCTTTAATATTGTTATCAGCGATATTAAGCATTTTCCTGAAATATTCAGTAAGCAGTTCATAATCTGCTTTACCTATTTGAATATTGTTATAAACATCAAATAAAATAATATCACCGCTATTCGTGTCAATATAGCGTTTCATCTTACCAAAATCAATATTACGGATTATAAATGAAACATCAGTTAGCAAATGATTTTCGACAATATCACAAAACAAGTCAAAACTATCTACTGAGTTAAAATCAATACCCTTGCTCCAAAGATATAGCCTTCTATCATATGGAGTTGAAATTATGTCAGACACAATGACCCAAAACTGTTTTTCACCTAGTTTTGACTCGTCTGAAATCTCGTCCAAAGTTGGGTTGTGAATTTCAAACTTGCCTAACATAAATGTTTCTTTTTTATTACGATAAATCGAAAGTTCATCCATGACTAATTGCCCTCACACGGATTTATCGTAAGTTCTTCACCTTGGAATATTAAGGTACGCCTTTTATAAACAGGTGACAAGTTATCAGGTACGTCTGAAATAAGTTGTATTCTGTTACCACTCCAACCATCTGAGTTGTTAAATAACTGACCTAATAATTCAGACACATAATCCATTCTTGTTTTGGAAATGCCAGCTTTGTTAAGTCTCATTTTATCTTGGTGACAAATTATTTGGATTATCATTTGAGGATAACCCTTAAATGCCCCCCATATTACTTTCGGAACTGAAATTTCAATGTTAAGGTACAGTTCTACATCAGTTTGAGTGTAAGGTATGTATAAAAAAGGGTATATATTAGAATACACAATATTTTCTAATTCTTCCTCGTCCTTTTCAAATAAATCTAATATATTATCTTGTGACAATATCATAGAAATAGCTTTATTTTTCCATTCCGATATAACAGAATTTATTGGCATTTTACACACCTCCCACTATATTAATTAACAATTCAGACAAAACATCATCAACTATACAAACCAATTTAAAAGAGCTACCGATTAAAGCATTGTTGTTTAAACACTTTATCTTTACCTTATTTTCATTTACTATCATGGTAATAAAATCTTGTTGTTTATCAAGTAATTTCAAAGACCAAGTGACACTCTTATCTGTTTTTGCAGTAAATGTTTTAACTGTACCACCACAACGAATTTCTGCATTGCCACTGTAAGATATTTCAACAGGTTTGGTTGCATTATTGGGCTTAAAGTAGTCACATAGCATAAGGTCAATTCTATCTGTCTGCGGATTGTATTGACTCTCTGACAAGATAATGTGCATACATCTGCTATTTCCAAAAGAGAAGCTGACAGTATCAGGTCTAGTAATTCTATAAGGTGTAGGCTCTTTGTCATTATAATCAATAAAAAAACGCTTATCATGAGGAAAATATTTCGTTTCCTCGTCAAGTGAAATGTACATCATTAACTGATCGTAACCAATGGTAATTACTTTTGTCTCATTTGTGCCTGAATTATACTGTGAAGCATTTTGAATATTACACGGCTTATAGTGAACTATGCCGTTTTCGTCTTGCCACTTAATAACATAATTACACAAATACAAAATAGATTTTTCATACAGCTTGTTATTTGTAGGCTCGGTCAATATTAGCCAAATCTTATTGTTATATTTAATGTACTTATAGTCCGATATTGTACTAATATAAGTCAAAACCTGTCTTTGCCAAGCTTGTGTTGGCGTGTCAGGTATTTCATTCTGAATTATGCCCTTTGTAGCAAATTCATTTTCAAAATTCTCACCGTTGAACACTCCACTGCACAGAATAATATCATCTTCAATAACACTATCCTCTAAAACGTCATTGAATGACATTTCACTATCAAACAACAAATCTTGTTTTTCAGAACCTTCCGTATAATACGGTTGCTGAATTATGTACCATTCTTTACTCATTCAACCACCTCAATTATACGCAGTGTCTTTAAGTTGCTCATAAAGGTCAACTATTTTAAAGTTCACCCAATCAATCTCAACTTTAGCTTGTCTTTTGTCACCCTCTGAGTTGTTTATTGATAAATCTTTTGAAACTATATTGCTACGTTTGACAATTTTGCTATATTGTCTTTCACAATAAAATCTCTTTATTGTATAGCCCAATATATTAACAACTATCTGATTCAAAACAATATCGTTTCCGTCAATATCAGTAAATATTCTTTTCTCATTATTAAAGTAAAGTTGACTAATTTGAGTTGAAAACTCGCCACAAGCCATTTTAAACCACTGAAAAACAAGGTCGTCGCTTAACGCAACCCTTTCAAGAAATGTGGACTCAAAAACAGCGACCACATCTTCATAGGTAGTAGCCATTTTAACCACACCCTTTCTTAAAACTTATAGCCTGAAATATTTTCTATTTCGTTACGCTTGTAAACTGCCACGTTATCAATTCCAACTTCTTTGGCAAGTGGAATAATCATTTTCTTATCACCTTCAGTAACTACAAGTCTTGAGAGTTCAGCCATAAAATCAGCTTTATTGCTAATGCTAAGAAGTGCCTTTACACTGTTAATATCAAGAATAACAGGATCATTATTATCACTCTCGTCAAGTGAAAAAACGTATCTTCTTATATCCTCGTCAAGAATTTTCAGATAAGCGTTATTGCCAAAGCCGTCAGTACCACAGAACATTCCATTGCCTTCCTGTATCTGAGCCATGACCTCTCCAACATTAAGCTGTGCAAATTTCTTTGCATTTGGTGGAATAGTAATATCTCTTTGTGTTTCCACAGCCCTAAAACCCAATTCCCAATTACGAGTGTTTTCAAGAAACACTCTATCGGTAAGCTGAATTTCCTTTTGGGACTTTACTTCTGTAATATCGTTATTAATTGTGGCAGTAGTTGTATTTTTTCTTACATTTGCCAAATTTTTAATCTTCCTTTCAAATATAATAATAATGTGGCAAGAGTTTACACCCTCGCCACATCAATAATTATTATGTAATTAACCCTGCTTTGTAAGCAGACCAATTTCAAATTCTCTACCCTTTACAACGTCAGCACCAAGCTCCATATCGAAACGTGTCTTTACTGTACCTGTCTCAACATCATTGCCTGTCATGGTTGTAATACCACCACGTCTAAAGATATTTACTGGAGAATTTGTTCCCTGTGCAATAAACCACAGATCATTTGGATTGTAGTATGTGTCAAAACCTGACTTGTCAGCAAGTGGCTTTGTGAAGTTATATGGGTTCTCAAGTTCAATAAGAGCTGAACCCTTATAGAAACCATTAAGACCTGTTCTCGCAATCTCATCTACCTGTGTGGCATTGAAGAATGGAATTGATGTAGAGCCAACTGTCTTATAACCGTTCCAATCGCAGATACCAGAAATAAGTGAGAAGTCACCTGCAATACCAACCTTGCCAAGCTTTCTAATCTTATTTATCATACCGTCAACCTGTGTCTGAGTTGGAGCAGAGTCATACTCACCATAGAACTTTACATATTCAGTATTATTCTTCAGTGCAGACTTAATAACGTCAAACACATAAGCAACACCCTTGTTATTCATGTCGGTCTGTACCTGTGCCATTTCCTCTGCTACAGTACCAGCAAAATTACCAGAAGCAAGCTCACGATAATCAATAGCCATACCAGAAGATATTGTCTGAGTTACGATTGGGTACTCTACCCACTTTCTACCTGCAAAACTTACATCAGAACCAGAAGCCTGAAGTCTAGCATCAAGACCCTCATAAGAATAAGTCTTAACTCTTGGCTGCTCATCATGACCAATCTCACGATAGTTACCAAGGAAATTAAATACCTTTGTTGCCTCAAGAAGTCTTGGCTGTATAATATACTTTACAATGGTATTAATCTCTGCAACTGCTCTGCTATCGCCTGCAAGTGCCTGCTCACCAAGCTTTGAAATTCTTGAACGTACTGCGTCTACCTTCTGACCGTACTTTGATGTATCTTTGCCTGCAAAAAGAGCAGAACAAATCTCAACTACTTCGTTGAAAGCCTTTGCGTTCTTAACAGCAACCTCAGACTTATTCAGATTATTAAGTTCAAAAGAAGTATTAATCATTATTAAAACACCGTCCTTTATTTTACATTCATTAATTAAGCGTGTACAACGACTCTAAGTCCGTTACCGCCAAAACTTGTCTTTTCCACAATTTCAAGATACTCTGTATAACCAGAAACATCAGCACTCTTAGCCCACTTACCGTCAGTACCAACTACAAGTTTGTCGCCTACTGCGAGTGTATTGTAAGCTGTTGTTACAACTGCATCGTCCATATCAAAAAGATGTCCTGCAAGAGAAGCAAGAGTAAAAATGCGTGGAAACTCACCAACCTCAATTCTATAATCATTTGGTGTGAGTGTCTCAGGCTTATCAATTCTGTTCATTACAACTGCAAGACCAGCCTGCTTTGCAGTTGTTGCGGTTGGCAGAGCAACAGCCTTTGTTTTAAGGTCATATGTAACAGCCATGCCGTTCTCAAGAACAACAGGTGTCTTGAGATAGCCAAAATTCTGTGCTACCTTGAAATCACCAATATTTGCAAATTTAATCATTTAAAATTCCTCCAATCGTATTTTTTTATACAAACAGATTATCAATATCGAGTTTATCATTCTTATCGTCATCGTTGTCGGTATCTACGCAACCAAATATGTCAGCGGCAAAATTGTTCTGAGAATTAATCTCAACAGCCATTGCCTTTTCCTTCTTCTTTGTCTCAGCACCGATACAAGCATTTATTTCTGTAACAATATCGTTTACCTCGATACCACAACCCATAGGATCTGCGTTAAACTTGTCAAGCTTATCCTTTGCCATGTTCTTTTCATCGTCTGAAAAATCTCCAAGAGCTGAATTAAGTTCTGCAATCTTTGCCGACTTTTTAAGTTCATTCAATTCTGCTTTCATTGTTTCAACGAGTCCGTTAAGTTCATTAATCTTCTCGTCTTTCTGACAAGCATTTGTTTCGGCTGTTGCCTTTTCATCTGTAAGAGTTGCTATCTCGGCATCTTTTGTAGAAATAATCTCATTCATTTCAGCAATCTTACTCTCATAATCTGCATTTTTAGTATTGAGTTCAGTAATCTTATTCTCAACAGCAGAAATAATCTGATTAAGTGTCTTTTCGTCCACTTTCTCATCCTCCTTTATCTTTTGATTTAGTTCTATCAGTATTGCACTATCGTCACTAGGCTCGACAGTTAAAATGCAATATCCACTATAGTCATAAACTTTTGGTACTCTACCCTTTTCGACAGGCTCTCCGTCATACACTATTTTGTTTTTGCCCTTACCAACAAATTCAACAGAACCATATATTGTATCACCATCATTAATTTTGTTTTCAAGCCATTCAACAAAATGTGGATAACGTTGCTGATTAATATAACCCTCGGCAATAAGAACTTTATGTTTCTCACCATTAATCTGAATATCTTCAATAGACCAACCATCAGCAGAACCTACTTGAACAGAATTTTCAAATAATGGCATATTGCGTCTTGACCTGTCATTCCATGATCGTATGGAATATCTTTTTCACTATCCAAAAATGTTGCACAAATAGGCATACCAATAATGCTATCTGCGTTATCTCTAACATATTGCTCATTGTAACTAATACCATTTTTGTTATAGTGATTACGGTCTTGATGAATTTCGTGCAGTACCAACTTTACACGTCTGCGACCATCCGACCTCTTTGCTTCGCTTATTTCACAATGAAACACTAACTTTCACCTCTTTTCTGACATAAAATAAACCTAGTCACTAAACGCAACTTAGGTTTTAGTTTGTTGTTGAAGGTTTTGGTTGAGCGTTTCCATTTAGATTTTCGCTCATTATGCTATTTTCGTTTGTCTTTTCAGCTACCTTACTTCTACCACCATTTGAGTAGTCTGCGTCACTTGGGTTGCTATCTTTGCTGCTCATGGTATAACTCGTCTTATGCGTTGGATATTTATTTTCCCAATCATTGTCAAGTTCATAATCCATAAGCGACAAGTATACATCGCTATCCCAACCAGTGCTTGCGATCCAAGCTGTTAAAGACCCCTTACCTCTAGCATAAAGGTCGGTCATATATTTAACCTGTTTATCTCTATTTACAAAAGTAACAGGTAAAATAGCACACTCCATATAAAGCTTTTTATCCTTAATGATATTGGCGTTAATACATTTATTCAATTCCATAATAAACATATTTATCCAATCATATACGTTTCCTGCAACCAACTCCAAATTAAGTGTTGCAACAGCATAGTTTCCTGTACTATTACCGTCAAGGACACTACTGGCAATACCCAAATCGGCAGGCACTTTTGATTTATTGGCATTTTCGTTCTTTTCGTCAAAAATAGAAGTGTCAACTTTTATGTCATTTAATTTTGTACCTGCGGCAAGCGAGAAAAATGACTTGCCATATTTATTTTGTCTTGTAGTAATAGCATCTTTAACTACCTTATGTTGGTTTTTCTGCTGGCTTTCCGTCAAAGTGCAACGTCCGTCTTTTGCTTCAGGAAATGTTTGATATATAATTTGATTGTTCAACTGATCTAATATATTTCGCTTTGTAGAAGTGAAATAATCTGCGTACAATACATCGTCCAACGCACAAATCATTAGTGGAACACCATAAGGATTAATAGCCTTACAGTTAATTTTTGTCACCATTGTATTATCATTATTTAAAACTTTCCATGGCTTAATATTATTGTGAGTTGAATGTTTACTATACGCTTCTCGAATTTCTCTTGGGAAAGCCTGTAGTTTTCTTCTTTTGTCGTCTTCTGCCATATCGTCAAAGTATCTTAAATCAAAAGCAACAATAGGCGAACCATTCTTTCTGCCAACTATGCGGCAATAGTCAACAGGCAGATTAATAATGGCACATTTAATCCCCAATTCATTAATCTCTACAATGTTTAAAGTATCAATATCATCAAGATACTTATCAGCAAATACGGACTTTGTAATCTCAAAGTATTTAAAGTCCATTCCCTCAATCATATCGTTAAACAAATTATCTCGAATGACTTCCTTATATCTTATTGTATCAAGAGTTTGTTGCATTAGCTGTCTTGCGTTTTCAAATTTCTTCTTGCGTTTAGTCTTTGACTTTGAATAAACCACCTTATCCAAGGTGAACATGGTTTTAAGATAGTTGATAGAAGTCATAACAGAGCCATTTTCATAGTACGCCCACCGACAAATTTTGCGAATATTTTTTATATGTATTTGCGGATTATGAGCAAATTTCTTAATATCCTCAATATTGATAGGTAAATCTTCAATACAATCTTCAAAAAAAGATGTCATTTCATAAAAAGCATTTGACTCATAGGAACGCTCTTGTGTATTTGACATGGAGTTAGTTTCTGAAACACTTTCTGTTTTATCCCGATTGTTTTCAATAACATTTTCAGTATTCTCTACAATGTTCTCAGGCATAGCTTCACCTCACTTTCGTTTGTGTTTACATTAGTTGAATAAACAACAATAATCGTATTCATCGTTATTTATGTCTTGGGCATATTTATTAACGTACCACAACACATAGATCAATGCCGAAACTCTATCCTTATTTACTTTTTTTACAACTTGTTCAATAGTAATATTGCCGTTATTAAGATGTTTCATCTTTAAATTCGCAGCTTCTTCAATAAAAGCATCTGTCTCAATAAAAGGTCTAACTTTCTCGTCAAAACTGTCCCATTCATTATCGGTAAAATCATTATCTTGTCTTTTTTCAAGTAATCTAAGTTTGCCACTATCCACCATATCTATAAAAGTGCTTACAATTTCATTTTGCCAAGTCTGAGCTTTCATATTGTAAAGTATTTGTGGCGAATTAGGAACTTCTGGAACATTGTCATCATTGATAGTGTCCCAACAGCCCAAGTCCTTACCTGTAGAATTGTCAATCGTGTCTTTTAAAAGTTCATCAGCCAATCCAACACCAAGTCCATTAGCATCTAACACAACTACTTTAGCCATATAAAGTTTTTGAACTTTTTTGATAATAGCAGCTTGGGCATTAAAATTAAGTACATTAGGAATATTAATAATATTCACCACATCAATGTAAATAATTCTCCCTTTATCCTTACTTCTAATTACACGCACTACAGCAATAGAAGATTGGTTATTAGAAGTTTTTTGGCTTCTTGCTACGTCAACTCCCATATAATATTCTTGTTCTGGATCTGAATTTTGTAAAACCGCTTCCGTTAGAGTACGGCAATTCATTAGTTTATTGATATTAACCAACGAACCGTCAGCACAGCCGACCCATTCTTGTTCATAGTTCTGAGCAAAGGCTACAACAGAAGAATTTTTCTTCTTTGAAAGTATTTTGCTTTTATTACTTCCCCTACCATACCAACACGGAAGTTGCCAGTTACTTCCCAAAACTATTTTACCCTTTAGATTTTCCATGTCATCTAACATTGAAATACTACGCTGATATTCGTCTGAACCCCTAAATCCTGCCGTTGTAAAAAAATGAATTTGCTGATTAAGTTCCATTGGGTCTACTATCGCAAGCCTACCAACCGTAAGTCTTGGAACTTCAACTACAGGCTCAAGGGCATCTTGAAACAGCACATTATTCAGCAATGCAGATTCCTCTAGTTTTAACCTTCTACGTCTTTGACCCTTTGTGCTTTGAGCATTTGCAATAGCATCTATGGTTGCATCATTTTTGAACTCAATATAAGCATTTCCCTTTGAAAACCTAGCTTCTCTTATTTCGTCCTTTAAAAGTGGATATAATTTTACAATTTCATTCCACTTTGATTTCAATAAATCTGCCGCATTTTCTTTAGTCTGTGCAGAAAGAGCCAATTCAATATTCGGGAACAGCATTGCTACTACGACCATAGCAAGTACCTCATCGAATGTGTTATGACTTATAATTCCATTACTCACAAATGAATGTGTTTGAGGTAAATGAAAATCATATGTATCTGAAACAGTATGTTTAATATTAACAACAGGACTATAAAAATAATGAGTTGCATACAACTCGTTTAAGGTGTTATTTGCAACTCCCTTTTCGTTCAATAGAGCAATTAACCTATCTAATTTAGAATATGTTAAATCACATTCTCCGCTTATAATATGATTGAACTCCCTTGAAACGCTCCAATGCAAATTCAATTCATTAAGCACAGATTTAACTAATTCGTTCTGATATGGTATTATGTCCGTATTTGTGTTATGTTTTTTATTGCACAACTTATCAAGTTTATCAGCCTTTTTCTTTAAACCAAAACCAATTTCAGATTTAAAAATACCAACATCGTTCCCCGATATGCAAATTTGATATGCTTTACCAAATTTACTTTTTGTTTTCTTAATACTTAGTTTAGAAACAATACCAAAATTCAGTAATAAAAAATGAACTTGATTTGCCAACTTTTCCGACACTGTTGTTAAAGATATAATTTTATTATCTACTGTACCATCTGTGTCAAATAAGCCTTGTAAAAATGCTGACACAACATCTTTACTAGCTGCCATTATAGATTTAGGTACTTTTTTATCATATGATCTACTATAATCAAATCCTATAATTTCGAGATATTTTCTTAAATAAGTGTCATTAATTTCATAATCGTAATTATTGCCACTTCTTTTTTTGACATCAACGTTAAAATATTTCTGCGTAATATTTTTAAACTTGTCTAATATCTCGTCACCTATATTAGTAAAGATAATTGTATTTTTTGAAGTCATACAACCGTCTCCAATCAAATATCCGTAAATCAATGCTAATTGAGGTGTAATTCCATCTGGCATTGCTCTGATATTCAAATGTGAACGTGATTGTTGAGATAAGCTTTCTACATATGCACCAATTTCATTTTTATATTCAACTTTATTATTGTTACCCCAGATATTATTTTTACGATTAATAACCAAATAATCGCCGATCTTTATATCTTCTGTTTTTACAAAATCTACACTTCCATTTAATTTCATAACAAGCACTCTATGATTAGGGGTGGCTGTTATAGAATAACCTTTACTATCTGTCAGTTTTATAGTATTTTTTCTGCCATTATAAAGACCTAAAGTTGAACATTCTAAGTTACCATATCTATTTGCAACCTTTGCGTGTGTAGGATAATAGGTTTCGACATCGTTATTTTGATAATTAAAATATTCACCAATCTCTTTAATACCCTCATCGGTAAATAACATAGTATCTCCGCTTACGCATTTGCCATATCCACGGCTAAACGTTCCATACATACTCATAAATCTAACGTCACAACGCAAAAATATGCGTTGATCTAAATGCAGATTTAATCCACCTGTTTCAGGCTTCATTAAGTCGAGTAATAAATCAGGATACCACTTAGCCCAACTTATAAAAGTGTAATAATTATGTAGATTTTTACCAAATACACTATCACTTTTTTTTTCAAAATCTTTTATTCTTTGCCAGTTCATTACTTGTCACCATTCTCATAATCTTTTGGCAGTTTTATAAACGTTTCAACAGAACTCCTATTTTTTTCTGATGTGTCATCAGTAAAAATACCATAGGGATCTCCATACTGAGAAATGTACTCATTCTTCATGTCGTCATAAAATTGGTATACTTCCTTGTACTCACACTTAGGTAATCCTTTTAATTTTCTAGCATAATTAATATAACACCATATTATAAAATCAGGAGCATCGTTAGGTTGGTACTTAAACTTAGGTAATATTTCAACAATATCAACCGCCTGTTCGCAAGCTTTTGATATTTCCGAAATACAAGTTACTCCACCTTGTAAATCAGCCTGCGTTAATTGTTTTGGGGTCAGCTTTGCTTTATCAGCAGCATCTTGGGCAGCTCTATTCCATTTATCAGCACTTCCAACATCTCCTGCCGCTGTAGCTTCTTCCTCTTTCACCTTGAAACGAACATAGGTTGCTAAAGCTTCCTCGTGTAAGTTTGTTTGAATTGAGTAGTTTTCTTTTAATTTATCAAACTTTTTCTTCATTTTTCGGTACTGTGATTTTGTGTACCCCTCGCCAAATAAGTCGGTAATATCGTTTGTAACAACGAAATCATCAACCATATTTACATATACTTCTTCGTTTCGAGGAAGTATATTGCGTTTTTCCGTTGTAGTTACTGCCTCAGTAATAGACTTGCCTTGATTAAACAAATTCATAGAGTCCAAAAAAGATAATTTCGTATACTGTGGCAATGTTGACACATTCTTAAAATAACAGCCTATAATATCGGTTCTACCCTTGCCCAATTCTAATGATCTTCTTACTTCGCTCATAGCAGAGTCAAGAGCTTCTGGTATATATGGTTTATCCATTAACATTAGTTTCTTTTGGAACGCTTCTATATTTAAGCTTCCATCAGAATTATAAGAACCCTTTTTAACACAAGACTTACATATATTTACCGTTTTGCCATCAGTAGAAATATTACTATTTCTAGTAGTATAAAATTGTGACAGTGGCTTTTCCTTGCCACATTCTGTACATATCTTTGTACTTACAGGGGTTTTTACTTTTTTTCTTGGCATAATCAAGCCACCTCCTTTTTATTCTCTTGTTTGTTTTGCTTTATAAAAGCAAGACAATATAAAAATGCCGATCATTTAATTGGAGTTCTTAATTAAATTCTATACAATTAATACCATATTCTGCACAACAGATATGTTCTAAGCGACAACCTCGTGCGTCCTTCCAACCACTGCAAAAAACAGCAACATCGGCTGACGAGAGCAATTCAAGTGACTTTCCGAGAAACCAAAGTGGTCTTGCATCAGCAGGTGCATTTTGGAAGAAAGAATCAATGATTTCTACATCAGCATGATACTTTTCTTTAACAGTATCTATAGCTTTTGCTCTTTCTTCTAGTATTTCCTTATCTGTTTTGCCACGCATAGGCTGTGATATAAATATTTTCATATTATAACTCCTTCTTATTTGTTTAATTTTCAAGCCAATATAAAAGCACTCCAATTTTCAATCAGAGTGCTTAATTTGGTATCTATTTAATCACTATTCTTTAATAACCTTGTTCTCAAACTTCTTGTAGGCGTCAAGATACCATTCTTTCTTGTCACCGTTATATGTCAACTCGTAATACATACCGTCAAAGAGAGTACTTGAAAGCAAGTATTTCCAGTTCTGCAATGCTTTGCATTTCCATACTGTGTAAACTTCAAAATCAGGCTTTATATCTGATTTGTCAAGATGTTCTCCAATATAATCTCTTACAATTTCTATTGCTTTTTCGTCCATAATTATTTTCCTCTCTATATTTGTGTAATAAAAGCACCCTTTTATAGCCCTATGAGTGCTTAATCGCTCAAAAATCAAATTTATCCTTATTCTGACTAATTTTCTTTTTATCAACCTAATATAAAATTTTCTCGTTACGTCAGTTCCACTATGGTTAAGCAATGCCGAAACATCTTCTAGTGACATACCTGCATTTTTATATAGCGTAGCTCCCGAATGGCGAAAATCATGAGCGTGTAATGTTGGAACATTAATCATTTCACCAATAATATGACACCAAGAATTTAATGTACCATTAGTTACCTTATCAAACTTTCCGTCTGTATAAGAAACAAAAACATAGCCATTGTCAATAATATTATTTGTCTTGCGGTACTCAAACAAACCTAACAGCAGTTCTTTAACTTCTTCCGAAAAATAAAGAGTTACAACGTAACCTTCTTTTTCAACTACATCATTAACAACCCTATTGTCAAAATCAATTTGTTCCCACTTAGTATTCGCAACCGCATTGACCCTAGCCATTGTAGATAATGAAAATAGAGCATAACACTGATATTGTAAAGCCCTATGTTTCTTATGATGCGTGTCAGCGTTTTCTACTAAGTTTTGCAAGGCAATTCTTAATTCCTGTACCTGTTCAACAGTTAGAAACGTCTGAGTAATAACATCTGTATCTTTCTTAGGTCTATCCATAAATTCCATTGGATTTTCTGTAATTAACTTCTTTTTACGCAGAAATTTATAAAAAGCTGAAATTGAAGCCATACGCCTTTTCATACGTCTTGAATTATTACCCTCAGTTTTACAAAAATATAAAAATTCAGTTATATCATCTTCCGTCAGATCAACAATACTTTGGTTGCCCTGATTTTTATATATGTATATCCACCAAGACTCTAAATCATTTTGATAGCCTGCGATAGTCTTTTCGGAGAGTTCTCTAAGTGACATATCAATTTTATATTTGTTCCATAGTTTAATTGTTTCAGAATTGATTTTTGAAAGTATTTCGTCATCATGTACTTGGATACGTTTGCTTTTCTTAGCCATTTCAAACTCTCCTTTCTTCTAATCTCAAACTTTCTTTTAAGTGTCGCTTTTAGCACTTATTCTTTATTTGGTGGTTCTTTAAAGTGTTACCCTTGCACTTAATCTTCTTTATTTCGCCCATAAGGGCTTGAATTTTGTTTTTGGAGTAATACAAAATCCACAAAACCATAACTCAATAACTCGCTGTTTTTCTGTCTTTAATCGTCTTTTGGAAACAACAAACCTAACCGACCACCTTTTTTACAAGTTAGCCCTCTTGTACATTTATACGGCATTAAAATACCCCTCACTGGGACACATTGTTAAGAGGTGTGTGAGGTTGAATTACTTTGTAATTAAAACTAAGGATAGTCAACAAAACTTTGTCAACTATCCGTGCAAAAATCTCGTCAGATTTTTCATTTAAAAGACTCAACGTGGTACGCATTTTTAAGAGGCGTGTTGAGTTCTGTTTTGGCTGTCAGAGTGAGACTCGAACCCACAACCTCCGCATTAACAGTGCGTTGCTCTACCAATTGAGCTATCCGACAATATGCAGGATAACGCTTGCTATCCTGCAAAATATAATAAAAGGAGTTGTATTTAATTACAAATTATTCGCTAATTGTAAAACCAAAATAAAGCTTTGGGACATAATCTTCTTCAGTAAAATCCTTGCCGACAAAATCTCGCTGAACGAAAACAATACTCTCATCACCAACAATTATTGGCTTATCGTCACGTCTTGCTCTTTCACAGAACAACTCATTTTCAAAAGTTGAAACAACAAATTCGCCACCATATCCGTTCCACTCAGGCGAATCAAGAGAAATGGAATTAATTTTAGTTTTATCGTCAAATGATAAAAATTTCTTGATAATCTTACAAGCCAACTTGTAGTCACATAAAACACTAAAGCCCTCATTTTCCAGATATACATCTATAATATCCTGCATGAAAGTATCAAAATCGTTATAACTCTTTTTAATCATCATAGTATTCACCTACTTTACTTTTATATCATAGTTGGCAATCTTGCCAAATTCATTATCAAATATAAACAGGCTTGCACCTGTGTCAGAAGTCTTACCTAAGGACATAGCATAGTCATCAGTACCTACCATAGAGCGTATTGTAAGCACCTCTGAATGTTTTGCATTTTCCTTTGAGGTCTGATGATGTACATGACCTGCCAAAACATAATCAATGTTTGTATTGTACGCTCTTGAAAAAGAACTCGTGCAATTCTGTAAATCCTTTACTTCGCCATGACAACCAAGTACGTTATAACCCTCGACATCGCTAAAACAAAAGCCTGTTTCATTCTCAATTATGTTTACATTTCGATTATATTTAAGTCTTTCCCTGATGAAAGCAATAATCACCTTTGCCATGTTTTCATCAGGAAAACTATTCTTAGGCTGTCCGAGAAGTCTAAGTTGTGAATGATTGCTGTCCTTAACCATTTGGAAATTCACTTTCACATATTGCGAAAGATCATTAAGCCAATTGGCAAGAAATTCAGCATACTTTATTGCTGAATCTATAACACCATATCTAAGGTGCATAAGTTGAGAATTTAATCTGAGAAGTCCTGATATGCTGTCACCAAGTTCCCAAACATTAATTTCTGCCAAATCCTCTTTGGCAATTATGTCAATAACTTTTTCGAGCATATTCCACATTCTGCGTTCAAATATTTCTGGAGAATATTCGTTTATTACATTGCCAAATAGATCTTTTATGCAAAACTCTATGCCAAAGTGACAATCAGTAAATGCCAATATCGCAGATTTGCTATTATTTACTCCCGATAAATAATCAGGAACTATGATAGGGTCTATATCAGAAATTGCATTGACTATTTTTTCGGTTATCAATTCATCTCGTGCATTTTCTCTAAGCCACCTATTATTCTCCAACTTCTCTGTTTGAAGTTTGTATCGCTCTTTCTTTAATTCACGAATTTGGTCTTTAATTTCATTAAGGGCGTTTTCTGTATCTGCAAAAGTTTTCTGATTTGCATTGAACATTTTCTCAAAACATTGGAACTTTTTGCGATAAGTTGACTCGCCAAAATCAGCGTTAAGCAAATTATTTAAAATATCCCTGACATCATTCCAAGTACCTATCTTTTCCTTATCTTTGCACACTCTAAATATAAGCTCGTCATCAGACTCGCCTTCAAATCTTTTGTATGTAGAAATTTTAAATTCCTCCCACTATGCAATTTCGTCTGTCTGGTTTACAGACAGCTTTACTTCCTGACCGTTGAAATCTGACATAAGTTCCGCAAGGGCAATTTCGCCCTCAATATCTTCAACGCTAAATGTTATTTTTTTCGTTTTCTATGTTTACAATGCCCTGTACCGACAGAACGTTCTTTTTTGTTATTTTAGCCATTTATTCTAATCCTCCAATTTGTCAGCCCAAGTTGATACCCAACCTCTATGGTTAGTATGCAACTCGCAAATTTGACAATGTTCTTTTCCCGAAAAATGATTTAGATATTTCTCAAATCCACTTGCCTTATGATTAGGTAAATCAATCTGTCCTGTATGCCCTATGCAAATTGTCTTGCAGTTTTCACCTATTCTTGTTAAAGTCTTTTTAAGATTGTCAAAAGTTGCGTTCTGAGACTCGTCAATTATAATAACTGCGTCCTTGAAGTTTACACCTCTGAGGTAAACGTCCGTAAGAGGTTTGATATAGCCTTCTTCATACTTCTCAGAAACAAGACTATTTGTACATACAGCCGTAAATGGATTTATACCAAGTGTCTGTAGTGCATTATAGAGTGGTTCATAGTAAACCTCACTCTTTGAAGTTACATCACCGGGTAGAAAGCCCAACCTGCCTTCTGCACAAGGCGAAACAATATAAATAATCTTTGAGAACATTTGGTACTGCACAAGTAAATTTGCTATACCAATGGCAATAGTAGTTTTGCCACTTCCACTTTTGGAATTACAGAAAATAATATCATTGTCCTTGTTCCAAATTGCATTAGCAAATTCTTCTTGTTCTTTATCTAATTGTAGACTATAAAACAGATCACCGTCAATTTTCTCAGGTGGGTTATCATACGAGGTTATTGTATTATTATTTTTCTTGCCCATGATAACACCGCCTAATTAATTTCATCAAACGATGTGACAATCTTATCGACCACTTTGTACTTCACAAGTTCATCACGAGATAAATACCAATCTTTATTTCTATTTTTATTAAAAGTCTTTTCATCAATGTCCGTCCTTGCGAGAATATATGACTTCATACCTTCAAGCTGTTTCTTATAATTTTTCTGAGCTTCCTCAATTTCGGCAGCACTACCCTGAAAAGCAGCAGAGCCTTGATGGACGAGCATTTGACAATGTTCAAACGCATATCTACGCTTACCGGCAAGAAAAATAAGAAAGCCTGCACTCATAGCAACACCCATTCCAATAGTAACGATAGGAATACGACTACTCTGTATCAGGTCACAAAAATAATTTGCCTGTTCTATATCTCCACCATAACTATGAATGAAAATAAAGATTGGCTTTGGATTTTCATTTTCTCTTTCTTCCATGTTCATCTGAATAATAACTTTGCTTAATTCAATGAGATTATAAAACTCGTCTACTTCATAATCAATGAAAAATGTTCTGTTTTCTCTCGATTTCCAATAGTTATACTCTTCAGGCGTAGGATATTTTCTCTTATCCAAGCTATCTACAATGGAAATTGGAAGTTCTTCTGTTACTGTCATAAAAAATAAATTCCTTTTCTAAATAAGTTAGTGGGATATGCCCACCCTTACAGACGTACTGTAAGATATTTTTTAATCAGCTCTGTACTTGGCAAGTAGATTGACAACCGCAGATGTTTCCTCTGCGTATCTCTTACCACGATTAGAGCCATTGCTTTTCAGACGGCACGTTTTGAAAATCTTAACATTCTTAATGTTCTGACGAAGATAATCCGCCTCGTCTTTTGTGACGAAAATCATGTGTAAAATAACCACCTTTTCAATTTTAATTTTGTACACAATGCCCATTGAATATTGACTTTTTGTGTGTTATAATGTATTGTGGATAAGCATATTTATTATCTATATCCATAATAAGAAATAACACCGTAAAATAAAAACACCTCGCAAACGCCCAATAATAAAGGGTTTGCGAGGTGTTTGACTATTTTCTATTTAAAATGAACTTGGTTGAATTATTAATTGTTTCGATTGCGATACATTTTACGGTTATGTTCTTGCCTTTCCCTTTTGTGGCATTCTTCACATCTAATTTTTCGACTTTGACTATCAACCACAAACTCATTGCCACAATCACAGCAGGTCAAGACCTTGGTTTTAATTTTTTGATAACCTTTGCAATTTTTACAGTACAACTGACTATTTGACCTCTTATAAAACAGCCTTCCACAATTTTCGCAACGTGCATATTTTTTACCTCTATACAGCATATATTCTTTACCGAGTTCTCTCATGTCGGTAATTTTTAGCACTATTAGAGAACTATCATCAATAAATTTTACTTGAAGATTTGTATTTCCGACAGCCAATGCTGGTTGTAACATTTCTGCTTTAACTAACTTATGTATCATCATTTCTTTTTCATATCTAGTTTTATTAACACTAGATAGAGAAAACAGCATCTTATGGCTAGTGCAAATCCAATTATTATTTCTTGTACAAAGAATATTTCTATATTTAGCAAGACACAATGCCGTAAAAGCTATTCTCTCAACTGGTGGGCTTTTAAGCCTTGCTATATCTTCAAGTTCCTTTTGTGTTACGCCAATGTATTCAATATTAATTGGTGGATTATTACGTGTCCTATCAACTTGTCTTTCAACGCTTTTCTCCCAATCTGAAGGTCTGTAGTTTATACCTGTTGATTTGATAAAATCAGTTAGCGCAGTAATTATTTTAGATTTTTTATATTTCATTACATATCGGTAATATTTAGCCAACAAAAACAATGATTGTGACGGTTTTACACCTAAATCTTTACTTTCAATTATTCTTTCTGCCTCAGCAATTTCATTTAAGAATATATCCATTTACACACCAACCTTTCTTGTGGCTTTTCTATATTTTGTTCCACCATACTCAATATCTCCAGTTTCATCGGGTACATAATAAGACATCTGCCAATCATTTAATCTTAAAAGATTTTCAATAATAGTGTCACCACAAATATCCCATACAAATTTCTTAGATTTCTCTGTTTTGTAGCATATATCAAGCAATATATCACACAACACAAATTCATCTGTGCAAATCTCAGAACATAACTTACGATAATTTTCTGTCATTATCATCTTGTCATTATCAATTTGTTCTTTGTCAAAACGTTGTTTTTTAGACAGCACCATGTATTGAGTTATATCCCTTGTATAATTCTCATACATTTTTTTCAATTTTGGATAGTCAGAGTATTTATCATTTTGCCTGCATTGCATAAGTTTATAATCAAATCTAGCTGACGATTTAACTTCCGTATTATAATTTTCAAAAGCCAACTCAACAGCCCTACAAATACGATTCATGGTACAATCATTAACACTAACAGGCATTTTTTTGTAATACCAATCCAAATACTTTAGCTGATCTTCCGTTTTATCTTTAAGACCCTCTAATTCAGAAATCGTTATGCCAAACAGGTTTATACATTGAGCATTATTGTTTTCAATATAATTTTTATATTTTGACATTTCCTGCGGATATATGTAACACATAAAATATGGTTTCTTATCAGCAATGATTGTTTTGTTAAATTCCTTTGTAACTCTTTCCTCGTCACTATCATTATCATTGTAGTTTAATGCAAATCTGTTGTACCACGCCCCAGGCATAGGCTTGGATATAATACCTTTTGCTTTATCTATTGCCAATTATGTTTAGCTTTTGTCTGTTATATTTTATTTATGAAACAACTCGCTCAGGACTCCATCCGTATTTTTTATACCTTTTCCACAAGGTATCATACTTAATACCTGTTATCGAAGCCCATTCTGACAATGAATGTGTTTCATCATTTACTGTCATATATATCGTATTTCTTCTGTTATTTGATTGCTCTTTCATCGTATTCCATCTGCAATTTTCAGGGGAATAATTTCCATTTACATTTATTCTATCTAAGGTACAAGTACCTCTCTTTGCTGTATTATCATAACCTGAAATTATTGCCCACTCTTTAAAATTAGCAAAGTCATCCCATTCATCACATATTTTAATTCCTCTGCCACCATAATTATGATAAGCCCGACAGTTCTTGTTATTACATCTTTGTCTCATACTGTCCCATATAGCGTAAAGTCTTGTACCATAGCCATTATGCTACTATGCTTTTTTGAGGCTAATTCTTTTTGCAAGCAGCCACAGGATTTTGTTATGCCTCCTGTTAAAGATGTTCCTCTAACAGTGACATAATTGCCACACTCACACTTACAATTCCACATTTTCTTTTTACTTGCTTGAAATTGTGCAGAAGATAAAACAGTTAATCTCCCAAATTTCATCCCTGTTAAATCCAACAATAAACACCTCCTTATTCTTTATTTTTTCTTTATATATAACAGACAATATTGACGCTACTCAACGCTGGTGTGTAATACACCCTCTATCTTTCAATAGAGTTCGGACTATATCTTCTTCCGCTTGGGAGTTCACCACTGGCTTTACCAATCACTTGTAAAGCACTTAGTCTCTGAACCTTCTCCTATTCGGAGCTTGGCTGCTGATTATCCATTATAAAACATTTAGGATTTAACCTTGTGTCATTCTAACATTTTTTTCTACTTTCGTCACTTTCACGTTTAGGTATTTCAACCTTGCGTTGTAGTATATTAGACTTTAGGATTTTCCAGCAATTCAATGAATTATTTTTCAAGCACGTTACCGTACAAGCGAACTTTTAGATAAAAATTCTGTTGGAGAAGCTGACCGCACATAATACGATAATCTAGTATTTTATATTCCCTACTTTCTTTTGGATATTTTGCTTGAACATCATACATTGCAGTTATTCTATTAGTGATTTTGCCGATTTCTTCACCAAAGCTGTTATAATTAGCCTGCATTAAATTGGACTCACAAATAATTTCTTTATTTGCTTTTTTTTGAACACACATAATTGTTTTAGTAGATCTTGTATTTCTCAACAATATTGGATTGTCTGTTGTTATAAGACAATCTCCATCTTTATCAACAATTTCTACCCTTGTTTTCACAATACTTTAACACTAATTTAATAGTGGGTTTAGACTATTTCATTACCCTATGTTAATTCATAGGTGTTAAGGATTTCTCCGTATTTGGCACTTCGATTTAAAGGTTTTTCACCTACTGAGAATTTCACTCAGCCCTACTCCTATTGTACATTTCAGTACCGAGGGATAGTCGTTCAACTTTTCTTACTATTTTTTTATAAGACTTAGCACGAACATTGTCATAGGAATTAACTCATAGTTTTAATTGTTATTTTCGATTTTGTTTATCTTTTGAAAATAAAATCCCAAATAAGGACTATTTTCTTTTATAGCCAATTTAATATGGTTGTAAATAGTTCTAGCTTTACAATTTGTATATTTATTATTAATTAGGTATTCAACCGCTTCACCAATAAATCTGAATGTATGTATTTCGCTATCTTTAATCATCTCAACAGGAATACATCTACCATTTTGTTCTCTCGGTCTTGATTGGTTGGTTTTGCACAATTCAGGGTGTTCTTGATAAAAATTATGCAATTTATGATTTCCATAATTATAATTATCTTTACCACTTCTACCTTTATAATGACCTAATTTTTTACTATGTTCTATATTTTGTTGGTGCGTACACCATTCTAAATTTTCAACTATATTATTTTGTCTATTACAATCTTTATGATTTACTTCTGGATAATTATTAGGATTTGGGATAAAATGTCTAGCAACTAAGATATGAACTGCAATACACTTTGATACCTTATTAACATTTAATTTTGCAGCAACATATCCATCGATGGTAAATCTTTTGTCCATAATTCGTTCCTTCCTTATTTGAACAACTCCATCACTTTTCACAACAGACCTTTCCAAGCTTTTTACATTGCCTAGATTACTAATCTGATAATATCCCTCATATCCTTTTATATCTCTCCAAATTTCTTTCATTACTACACTCACTTTCCTTTTAGACAGTGAGTTAATTCCCTTAGATTTTGTCGTTAGCACAATTCCTAATTATCATTTCCTATAATTCCTAAACGTGAATTGTACACCCTACATTTGTAGGTTCACCAAATTATTCAAATTGTATTACTACAATAGGGGGCATGATCTTTACCCATTCAACGCTGCTGCCATACTGTCATGACAGTTGACAATATTAACAGTTGTCATGTATTTGTACCATTCAGACATCATTTTATTGTCTGCAACATTCATGACCCTAATATTATTATGACAACTCATCGGCGCTCTGAAACAAACAACCCTATCAGACCCATAGTCAGACCAATATTTTGAATACATTTCTCCAGCTTTAAGCAATCCATAATTATCATTCTCAACCTTTACTCCAAATATTCTTTGACATAAGGCAAATGGATCGCCTGAAATAACAGCATAATTGCCATGCACTTTAAGTACACCGATTTTAGCCTGTGTAATTTTTTTCTTAATCATATAATTAATACGATTTATAACAAACGGATCATTTGCCATGCTTGGCTCTATCATTACTGACTTGGTAACATTGTCAATCTCGTTTAAGCTAAAATCTTCATCTGAGGTAGCCCCATTTAAAAACAATATAGTCTTGTCAATATCTCCATGAATTACATCTTTTATTTCATTAACCGTAGGGGCTATCAATTCTTGAATTTCCTCATCTGTTAATTCATAGCTTTGCAGGAATTGATAATTCATATTGCGTTCATTTTCAAGTTTCTCAGGACACACTTTTGTTACTCTAAAACCATATCCGTTTTTTTTACAATTTTTTAAATACGAATCAATATTGTCATAACTATCCCACAATTTTAACATCGAGGTTGTAAGTATTAAGTCTACATTCTTTATATCATGTTCATTTCCCCATACATCAATAACAATACAATCACCATTTTCATTGAATGTACCATATTCATAGGCAAATTTATGAAAGTCAAACGTGAACACCATACCCTTACAAAAGCTATTTCTTATGCAATACCCACTAGGTATATAGTCCTCAAGAATATCTTTAGCCCACATCTCCGACAATGTAGGCGTTATCAAACCATAACCGTCACTATCATTTACTTCTATAGTTTCAGGATCGTCAGGCTCAGTTAGTACAGGCTCTCCGTCAAACTCATCTGTTATTTTTATAACCTTTTCTTTGCAAGTTACAATTAAATCATCTACCACAAGAATATCTTTTGGGTGTGTCACAGGCACAGAAGCTGAACAAGTTAATGCTTTATAAGCTTCAAACTTAGCAGGCACAAGCTCCTTGTTTAAGTTTCTTCCATTATTCATGCGTCTTGTTAATTCCTCACATAATTTTATATGCTGTGAGTTCTTTGCAGCAGCATAAATAACTGTGTTCTTTTTTATACCATTTGTTGTGCCTATAAGTCTATTATAATACGTTCCGTTTATTCTAAATCCATAACTCAGCTTAAAAATATCTTCCTTATTATTCATTATAATTGCAACATAGTCGAGTTTACATTGAATGTTATCTAAGTCCTGATAGCATTTCTTGATTTGTACACTCGTATTTCTCGACTTTGGCTGCTTTTTTAAAAGCTTTATTTCTCTCTTAATTTCCTTTATCCTATCTGCGGTAAATTTTCTATCTAATGAATTTATCTCATCAATCATTTGTAAAATTTGTCCGTCAGCAAGAGAAATAATTTCCCTATTATCTCTAGCTTCTTGTATAGAGATCTTTAAATTTTTATCAGGAGCTTTTAAAATTCTTGAACTGTGCAACTTAAAAATAAACTGCTGATACATTTGTTGTTTAGCCATTTGTTATTCCTCCCATATATTTATTAATTACTGCCTTTTGTAATTGCTTTGAAAAATATTCTTTAATCACAGAAACCAACTGCTGATTGTCCGAATATTTAAGTGTTTCAATTTTTACAAATTTAGTTGCTTTTTGCCAATAGCACTTTCCGCAATTAGTGGAATTATTTTTTATCCTACGATTATACATCTCGGTTACACACACATCAATCAAATTTTCTTTGATGAACATTGTGAAAGGAGCAGTAATATCGCTTGCAAACTTCATCATAATCAAATATGGGGAAGATGATTTGCCTTCAAGTATGTCGATTTTACAATGATGACATACTTGCGCATACCATTCTGGAATAACTTTACAAACCTCTACCAAACTATGAATATGTCGTCTCTGCTCTTGCTTTTTTAATTCCGCATTGTGTTTTTTCATTGATAAATCAACATATTTTTCCATAATTTGATTTACAAAAGTAAATTTTCCGTCAAACATTACATTCTCTAAAGGTATTTCGTTAAAATTCCAAAGCGGTAAATTATTATAAGGTAACAAGTTTTTATTCAAAAGATCTTTAACTTTAGACAAAGTGTTTTTCTGATAGTCAAACATCGCATATGCAATATTCTCAATATGTGTCCTACCAGTTGAATATTTTTCCTTACCGCCAATCCAAATGTCATTAATTTTAGCAGCTTGATACAACTCATGGCGTTCTATTTGCTCACTTGCTATTGGAGTACACTGAAATTCTATAACGTACTGCTGTCCTCCAAACTCAAACATGATGTCAGGTCTTTGTTTTGTTTCTTCTATATAACCCTCCATAACAGCCTTGACAACACCATTTTGTTTCTTAATCCAATTAAATAATGCTATTTTACCTTGAATATGTTCTTCTGTTTCGGGTTCAGAGTAAATTATCTCACATTTAGTTTTGTCTTTGTGTCTAAAATAAGGCTTACCAATTTGCCATGACAATATTCGTACTTTCCATGACAAACAGGACATTGCAAAATTCCTTTGTCCGCCCATTTTTTCAAAGTATCTCTATCATACTTATTGTCATAACAATTTATAGGTTGATTATTAATTTGTGCTGTAAGCATTTATATCTCCTATCTTTATATCTATCATAATCTGCGTTCTATCGTCAGGAACATACATTAATTGTGTTAAATTTTAAAGAGTAATACTTCACAAGTAAAATTATACTCAAAACAATATAGCTGTAAAATTAACACAATTAATGTACAATTTTAATTAATCTTTGTTTCTCGCAGCTAAAAGCTTTTGTTTATGTTCTTCTGAGATAACTCTTTTAGTTGGGTGAGCGTTTCTAATACTAATGGCTTTGGCAGGAGCAATAAATGTAGCTCCGATAAATGTACCATCAGTGTGCCTCGTTTCATCAATCTGTTTCCAACCTTGCTTTTTACATTTGTTGGCATATTTCTCAATATAAGTATATAAATTAGCGACCCACTCGCCATTCTCACATGAAATGTTAATTGTAACCTCACGTTCCTCTGCGGTTACTTTACTTGTTACTGTATATGTTCTCATAAATTTAGCTCCTTCCCAATTCCTTTATAATTTCATTGCTAACTAACACAAATTTAGCAAACTGTTTTCTATCAGACAATATTACATCTTTCTTAGTCTTTGCCTTCTTCCTAGTCATTTGATTACGCCAGCCTCTTGTGGTGTTTATCTTCTTATAAACCATAGATAGCGTGTGTGCATGGTGAGCCGATCTATCTTTCATAATCTCTGCCAATGTATGAGCAATAAAATCAAAGCCGTCCTCTAAAGTAAACTGTGTAGCATTATAAGTACAACCATCATCAGATGTAAACCTATCCCCATTACCTACACAAACCATAAGCTGATTACAAGCCTGAGTAAACCAAGCCTGATATACATGATTATCCGCAATAGCATTTATAATACTAGGTTGTGTTGTAGTGCAATCACAGTTATACTTGTCTGTAAATTCACTAAGAGCCGTAGCAGTACAGAATCCAAACATTAAAGTCATCTGAGTATAAACTCTATGTAGCATATCTGCAAACTCGACAACCTCACCTGTAGTTTGTAAAGCATTATCCTGTAACTTCACTATAAGCGGAGTACCAATTTGTTTCTTCCATATGTTCAGAGCTTTTGCATTTGGTATTTTTTTAGCCGATAATGCAAGTAACATATTCTGAAGCTGAGTAACCGTAGCTTGTAATAGTTTTAATTCATTGTCCTTTTCCGAGCCTTCCATAATATAGCTGCCTGTCCTATGTATGGTTGGAAGCACCTCATCAAATATCCAACTCTCAAAGCGTTCTGCGGAAGGGAGTTTACTATGTGCTATAAGACGATAAACATCACCCTCTGAGATGAATTTTGTTTTCTGCACACCTCCAGCCGAAGGGGTCGGTAAAACGCAGACCCCCTTACAATGAGATGTTATTGCGTCCGCTGGTCTTGCATACCCCAACGCCTTTGCCACGTCAGAGCCGCAAAAGTAAATCTTGTTATCAATATCTACCGTTCTTACCTTGCCAAAATCTTTGCTCTCAAATACTGTTACCATAGTTTTGTTGTTTTCTGTCATTTTAATCTACCTTTCCGTTTTAGTTGCTGTCATATAATTTATCGTGTATCATTTTCTTTTGCCAAAGCTCTAGCTCCTGAATACTTTTAAATCTAGGAATATTATCCTTATTTATATGTATGTGAAAATCTCTTAGCACTCTAAGGCACAATCTAACTTGCTGTTCTGTAGGCGGTTGTTTACGAATTGTCTCATTATTGTTTATTCTTTTAGCTTCTGCGAGTACGCCATTGGCATACTCACTCTCTGTAAGTTTTGTTAATCTAGGCATTGTTCATTACCTCCATTCCTGATTTTATTTGTATGTATCGGTCAACAATTTCCTCGAAAATATCTCTAAGAACTGTATCACTATCAATAACATCTATCATTGCTACGTTTTTATAGTCTGTTTGTGATAACAAATAGTTTTCTTTGTAGGAGTCAAGGTCAATATCATAGTCTGACCTCATCATGCTGTAAATATCGCTATAGATAGATTTTCTGTCATCATCATTTGTATAACCTAAGATCTTTGCAAACGAAACAATTTTCTGAGACATCTTATTTTTCCAAGAAGAATAATGCACAGGTGGTACAATAAGCATTATTTTCTGCCACATACGAGAAAGCTTATCCTGCATTGTGGTGTTCTGTGCAGAAATGATTTGCAACTGACGTGCAAGTTGTTCATTAACTTTATTAAGCTGACCTACTTCATTGACAGCATTAACAATCATAGAATATTCTTCTCTTGATAATGTTACATTATTCAAACTATTGGAGATAAGTCTATCCATAATCTCCCAACACCAATCCATGAACTTATCTGCTAATGGTTGCCTAGACCAACGGCAAATCTCCATAATGCCTTTGCGGTTATAAAGTATTCTTTCACGTTCAACATACCTATTCCCCTCGACATAGCCCAAAGTGAGCTGAGTTGAAAATTTATCCAATCTTTCTTTATGCTTTAAATGAATATTTTTAATTGCATTTGCAGGATTTTTATAACCAAATGCCCTACCAATCTGTTCTCTTGTGACAAGATACTCATTGTTGGCGTTACCCCAAAAGTCACAAGTTGCGATTTCATTAAATACGTCTGTTTCTACAAGTTTCAAATTGTTCATTGTGTTGTCTCCTTTATTTTATCTTACATATAATCTTCTGCGTATGTATCGTCAGTTTCTGCAAGCATAGTCCAATACTCACTGCGAAACCTCAAATATTCTTCATTATCGTCCAGGGGCTTGTCCTGACCCTCGTATGTATAATCTTCAGGGAATAGTTGTTGTAAAGAAGTTGTTTTGCGATTTCTATTCATTGTTTTCACCGTCCTCTGTGTTAAAATGAGACTCATTAGAATCAATCTTAGAATTAGTTTTTGAGAATATCGTCTGATATTTCTTAGTCGCAATAATATCGTTTTTATCAGCCAAACTGTTACTGATTAAATACTCATTAATAATATCTTCTATCATATTGCGATATTGCGGAACACACTGATATGGGTCAAGAGGATAACATTTATCCAAGCAATTTTCATACAAGTAGTCTTGTTCTATTTGGTATGTATCAAGTCCGTATCTATTGGCAAGCTCTTTGAGAATTTCTCTGTACAATGCACCCCTAGTAATACCGAGACTATCTTCTATTAATTTATATTTGGGATGCATACGACCAAACCATGGACTATATGTTTTCTTGGGCAATTTGTTTTTCTCTAATTCTTCTTTGAGATTTGTTACCTCTGCTTTTAATTCTTCAAAAGCCTGTGTATTATATGTGCCAGTTTTACGAAGTGAAGGAAGAACCTCAGAAGTTACCCAGTGTTTGAAACTCTTTGCGGTTGACAATTTACTTCCAAATACAAGAGAATATAGACCGCTTTCATTTATAATTGTCATTCCATAGTGGCTAATATTTTTAAGGTCACCATTTTGGTACGCTTTAAGTTCATCATAGTTTAAGAACCTTTTATCTTCAATATCTACATGATCTTTTATAGCGTTAGCTAAAGCCTTACTTTTAACTTTTCCATTTCCATAACCCAATATCATTGCCACGTCCTTGCCTACAAACCAAACTTCTCCGTTAATTTCAACCGTTCTAAGTTCTCCAAAGTCCTCGTTTTCAAAAACTATAATCTTATTATCTATCACATTTATCAATCCTTTCTAATTTTCTTGTTCTTATGTACCATTGGTAGAAATTCATCTACTTTATAGGTATACTTTAGTCTATCGACAGCTTCTTGAATATGTTGTTGTGCGTTCAGGTCTGAGCCAAGCACATAAACGTTAGGAGCATTATAGACCCTACCATTCTTTTTATAAGAGCCTGTAATGTGTTTGACTATTAGTCCATTGTCACATAATGCTTTTAAATAGTTGTCTAGCTGTCTAACCGACATATGCAATTCTTCTGCCATTATTGTTTCTTTCTTGTAACAACCACAAACACTTTCTGTTATAGCTTCTGTGTTCTGAAAGTTCCATGACTTTATGTATAGGTAAACACGAAGAAGTATTGACTTAGACAGCCTATTTGAAATAGACATTAGTTTGTCCCATTCTGTGTCGTACAATATTACGAAATTATCTGGAGGATCAAACACTGCTTTGTTGACCTTAAATCTTAAATGAGCGTTTGCATTGACATTATTTGATGATTTATAGTCACATTGGTTATCCCAAGTCAA